TCTCTACGATGCGGCCCCATACAATTGTTGTCGGGGCCGAAATTGGCGCGGGGTGGAGCAGCCCGGGAGCTCGTCAGGCTCATAACCTGAAGGTCGCAGGTTCAAATCCTGCCCCCGCAACCAAAATCTTCCTGTGAGAACAAAGGCTTAAATGTCGAGCAATTCGCTCGGCAACACATAAGCGCATTCCACATCAACGCCACATCAACGTTTGACGAGTCCTTCATTTTGTAAGCGTCCGGGCTGACCGCGACCCGTTCCAGCGCCACGGCAGCAGATCGTCGACTTTTGTGATCTTGTTGTCCGGAATGCGGGCGAGGGTGTCGGCGAGCCATGCGTGCGGGTCGATGGCGTTGTGAGCTACCCCCCGAAAATCGGACGGTGACGGAAGCTACGATCTGACGTCTGCTGGTCTCCAAGAAGAGGAGATCAGACTATGTCGAAACGCAGGAACCACGATGCGGTGTCAATCGGCACGCAAAACTGGCCCCCTATCGGCGTCCAAAACTGACCCCCCTATGCTGCGTCGAGATCAGGGCCTGAGCCGACGGAACTGATCACAGAGTGGAGGCGGGTCAGGCCCTGATCGGGGCTTAGGCGCGGTTTTTGAAGCGCCAGGACTCGTTGCCGGTTTCGATCATCTCGCAGTGATGGGTCAGGCGGTCGAGGAGCGCCGTGGTCATCCGAGGTAGAACAGCTAGGATGGTAGAGTTGCGAATGGGTGGATTCGCGAGGGGATGAAGCTATCGCCGCCGGTTTCCGAGAGGATATCTTCGTCGCGCATCCAACTACAAAGCTCAGCGCAAAGCGCCTCATCTTCGCATTCAAGGATTAGGCCAACGTGGTGGGCAAACTCCACGAGGGTCCTTGTGGTGGGATCTGCAGTCCAGATCGCTCGGCACGCCCTCGACGCCAGTCTGCTAGGCACCTCAGGCAGGGTCTTGGTCGTACGCATCTGGCGCCAGCGCTGGAAACTGGCCGCGGCAAGGGCGTCTAGGTGGGGCGTTGAGAAGATCAATGCGGCATCGGGGCGGTAATGCCCCTGACTGCGCCGCCTCGCTTCCCGCAGGAGCTCGGCGGCATCCTCAACCCATCCGCCCGCGAGAAAGGCGAGGCCCTTTGGGGCGAGTTCGGCGGCGTCGGACTTCTTCAGTTGCCGTAAGGGATCCGACTGGACCAGTCGGAACTCGACCCAGAGCCGCTCCATCAGCCGGGCCACGACCGCATGGAACCGTTCCGGCGGGAGGCGTTGCGCCATATCGCCCGCGCCTCGACCCGTCAGGCGTTCAAGGTGGGGGCGGATCGCGGCGGTATCGGTTACTTGCGGAAGGATAAGGTCGAAGGATCCCTGCGCCATGGCGGCGGCAAAGAGCGCGGATGCTGTGCGTTGCGACCTCATCGTCATGGCCGAGAGGATATCGACGAGGTTCAGCATCACATGCCGCCCTATGATCGACGGGCTGGACAGGAACGGGTTGATCAGGACCGGGATCGGGTCCGGAGACAGCCCAAGATCGCCCAAAGTCTTCATCTCGCCCTGTTCGCCCACCAGGATTCGCAGCTGGCTGGAGGGCAACTGCCAATCCATCCATGCGGCAAGCGCGCCATGCGGGCAATGGACGAGGGCCGATTCCGACTGGAAATCGAGCTCGCCAATCTGAACCTCGGGCGGCTCGCCGGGTGACAGCAGGGCCTCTAAGGCTTGGACGAAACGCAGGGCCTGGAGGCTGGTGGCGTTGCCTTGTCGGGACAAGGCGAAACCGGCAGCCTCGAGGAAGTCGCGGATCCTCTGCACGTCGGGCAGGTCGAGCTTGGTTATGACCTTACGCAGGTCCATCCCGCCGGAGAGGTCTAGCTTTTGTAGGCTGCGTCGCAAATAGCCACGATCGCGCGCGAATTCGGGTGGTTGGGGGGCGCAGGTCGCAGGGACGCAGGCCAGGTAACGTGCAAAGGCGAGGCGACGGCGCCATGGGCCGAACTGGTCGTCCGAAAGGATTGCCTTCAGCGTTGCATCGACCGCGATGCTGTCGCTCTCGAGTGCCTTGGTAAGCGCTAGAGGCGTGACCGGATGGATGCTTTGTTCCAGCGGGGCCAGAAGCCGCTCGAACTCTTCCACGTCGCGGGGCGAAAGCTCGAAAACGGAATAGAGGTTATGAAGCTCGCGCCCCTGCTCGGCGAGGTCCTGCAGGCCCAGTTGCATGCCGTCCCGGATAAGCTCCTGCGCGCGCTCGATGTAGTGCCGAGCTGTGTCGGCCACCTGCGTTTCAAGGATCAGACGCATGTCGGCGACACGGCTTTCCTCTTCGAGGTTGGACCTCTGACCGACATGGTCCTCCAGGAGCCGTAACATGATGTCGGCAGTGACGAAACGGCGCTGGCGCAGGAGGCTGCGGAACACGTTCTGCGCGTCGACGCCCAGCGGCCATTCTTCATCGAGGATCGCGCCAGGTGACAGACGGGGTGCCCCGCCCCGGTCTTGGAGATCGGCCAGCAGCATGGGGTGTCGCCACAAGCGGTAGTCGGGATAGCCATCGGGAAAGGCACGGCCCTCCTCGCGGGCCGCCTCTCGCAAAAGAGCCAGCGGCAGGCCGAAATGGGGGTGCACTTCCGTGGTCGCAAGCCAGAGCCGGCCGGCCTTGGCGACGGCGGATTTCTGCGGCGATTGCGTGCCGGGCTTGACGGCTCCTGAAAAGATCGCGGCCGCCCGCAGGAGCTCGAGCAGGCGCGCCACGCTCTTGATCATGTGCTCGCGCTTTGGTCCCAAGAAGGGCTCCAGCAACTGGCCCTCGGGGCGACGACGGCTGGCCACGTTGGCCTCGTCGATCGCCTGGGTTGCGACCTGCGTCCGCCGACCGTTGGTCGCTAGGGCATCGAGGAAACCGGCGCCGTATGTGGCTTTCAGGATCTCGGCCGCCGCCGAGAAGGTCGCGGCCCGGTCCTTGCCCGTGCTGGCCTGTTGCAGGACCATGGCGCGCAGTGGGGTAAGATCGCGGCGCAGCATCAGCTGGACGCCATTGGTCTCCCTGTTTCCCCGGTCACGGTCAAAACCGGCGATGGCGTTTTGCAGGCGGTCGAAACAGACTTCGGGGCCGTAGCCCAGCTGCTCTTCGTCCGTAGCCGTCCAGGTCAGGGGACCGTCGGGCGTGTCGCGCGCCAGTTCGCCTAGGGCGCGGACAAAACCGCCAAGCGGCGTGGCAGGGATTAGGCCATCGACCAGCAACAGGATCGAGGCCCGGGTCGCGGGGCTCAGAATGCCAAGCCCGGCCAGCGCTAGGACCTGCGGATTGGCAAACCAGCTGGAGGCGGCGGTCAAATGGGACGGTAGGGCGCGGCCTGCGATGATCAGTTGGACGAACTGGCGCAGCGCGGCATCGGCCAAGGGATGACCTTGGGGTGGGGCTTCGGCCAGGATCGACGCTTCGAAAAGCGCGCCATGGTCCCAAAGCCATGTGGCCAAGGTATCGCGTGGCCTCAGACCGGCAAGAACGGCGGCCTTCCGCAGGGCATATCCATAGTCGAGATCCCCCAGCCGCTCGGCATCCCCGAGGCATAGGTCAAGGCACTCGGGGTTCTTCTCGAGCGCCGCCCTCAGGCTATCGACCCCAAGGTCGGGCACATTCGCCGCCTTCTCGCCGCCAAAGCCCGAGTTGTCGGTCGCGGTCAACCAACGCCGGTAGATCATCGACGGCAGGACCTCGAGCTTTCCCGGTGTGCCCGCAACATGGCTAGGCTGCAGATCCTCGAGCCGCGCCGGCTGGACCTTCAACACCTTATCCAGCAGTTCGAGGAAGGCTTCCTGGCAATCCTTGCCCTTCAACTCGATGCCGAGGTGAGTCTTGTCGGTCCGGCGAACGCCCGAAAAAAGCCGCCGGTCAATCCCGCCCGAGGCCGCCAGGCAGCCCGAGGAGGCGATGATGAACGGCAGGACAGCCCGCCGGATTGTCGTTACGCGCAGGCGCGGGGCGAACTTGGCGGCCATGGTGTTTGCCTGCCGCTCCCACTCCCTGCAGGGCGTATCGAGGAAGATCACATGGGTTTCCTGGCCGTCGCGCTCGCCCATCAGCGTCTCGATCACTTCGACGAATTCGTCGTCGGGCGGTTCCTGCCCGCCTAGGCCGATGTAGATCGGTCGGTCGGGTTGATGCTCCTGCACAAGCGCGCAGGCCGTGGCGAAGATCGCGCCTTCGCCCACGCCATGCGCCGTAACGGGTGCCCGCGATTCGTAGCCCTTTACGAGGCTCTCGAGGCTGCGCAGCTCCTCGAGCCGCAGCCGGGCGAGGTCGCGAAGCTGTTGCCGACCTCTCTCGTCGTCGGAAAAGCCGCGCGACATCGCATCGGCTTCCTGGTCCATCTCTTCGATCATGGCGCGGATGCGGTCGCGCAGGTCCGTGTCGACCGTCTGGCCGGGCGTGCCGCGCAGGTCCAGCTTTCGCAAAGGTGCCGGTTTGCCGAAGGTCGGGTAGGCGGCGTCGATCAGGTCCAGCGCCGCATTCGCAAGGACAGCGCCGAAACTGTCCTTGACCTCATGCGCGGGCGACATCAGCTCCAGGTAGAAGCCCGTGGCCGAGGCTTTGTGGTCGGACAAGAGGCTGGTCGAACTGATCAGAAGCGCGTCGGCATCTGCGACCAGCACCTCGGCCGCAACCGAGGGGTCATTGACGGTCGGGAAGGCGAAGCTGACCTCGACGCTTCCGACATCCCCGGTTTCGCGGAAATTCTGGCGGGTCCGCAGACGGTTGCGCATGTCGCGCGATTGCTTGTCGGACTGGCTGCCGCCCAGTTGCGCAAGGAGGCGGCCCTGGGACTTGTTTCGCGAGACCGTTTCCACCCGTCCGATCAGTGCGCCATCGGTAAAGGTCGTGGCGGTCAGCATGGCCTGGCGCCGGAAGACGTGCAACATCCGCTCCAGCTTCGAATTGACTTCCGAGCGATCGGACAGGCACTTGACCTGGACCTGCCGGGAGGCGACCTCGACCATCCCTGCCTCGATCCCCAAGAGGGCCAGCAAGGCCGTCTGGCGCGCTTCATGGTAGAGGCCCAGGATGTCGGAACTCCGCGCCGCGTCGACCACACTGTCGAACTTGTCGATCGCGCGGTGGACTTGGGCCGCCGCCCCATTGGCCACCCGCTGCGGGCGGACATCAGTCACGGGGACTTCTCCTAGAAACCGCTTCTTCAGCTGTGTTTCGGCGTTCAGCACCCTTTCGGCGATATGGGGCCCCACGAAATTCGCAAGTTGCGCGAGGATCGGTTTGGTATCCTCGGCGCTGCGCAGAGACAGGCGGTCATTGCGGTCGCGGTCGACGTGGAAGAATAGCCGCAGGAAGCGAATGTCGGCCTGCGTGTAGGGTTGGTCTGGTGGCAGGACCTGCAGCTTTACCTCGGCCGAGCTGAACAGCGACTGCTGGAAGCCCTCGTGGGTACGCAAGACATCCACGAGCTGCTTCTGCGGCAGGTCCAGGAAGCCTGTCAGTGGGCGACCAAAGGGGGCCGTGTCGGATTCGGGGAAGAAGGGCTCGATGACGAAGGGCGGGCTGCCACGGTCGGCCAGCCGGTCTTGGGACACGGTGAAGGCCTTGCCGTCGATCAGGTCGTAGAAGCACTGCGCCATGAAGGGTGCGCTGCCCGTCCCGAGGTTCTCGAAATCCGGCTGCTCGGGGTTCGCCTCGAAGCGCGCCTTCATCATCATCGACAGGGTCAAAATGTTGCGCGACGCGTCGATGATCAGCCAACCCTTGCGCCACAGCCCATTGATCAACTCGCGGCCGGTGGGTTCGCCCAGCGCAAGGCTATAGATCAGCTGGTCGATCCTCATCGGCGTGCCATCCCGATCGTGGCCCTCGATCAGGAAAAGGACAGCCTGTTCCAGGTAGCTGGGACGGCTGTCCCCCTGGGGGAAGATCGACACCCGGAAGGGGACGTAGGGCACGAAGAGGTGGCGCGCCTTCTGAAGCTTGGGATCAGGCAAAACTGGTCTTCCCATCCTGGTGGATCGGCAAGACGTGGTGCGCATCCTGCTTCATGCGCGCCACGATGCGTTGCCAGAACTGTTGCTCTTCCGACAGCGCGGCCGCCCTCTTTGTTCCCCCGCCATAGCTTTCGGCCCAGGCCTCGATGTCATCAACCAGCGACGAGAAGAAGCCGAAATGGCCGATGACGATCAACTGCTGCCGTGCCCGGCTGAACATGACGTTGATCCGCGAAGGTTCGATCAAGAAGCCGTAGTTGCGCTTGATGGCGGCAGCGTAATCCTCGGGCCTTGCATCCCTGCCCTCAGGCATGGCGCGATCCTCGAAATCCACCGCCCGGGCCATAAGCACGATGACCGTGTCCGCCTCGCGCCCCTGCGCCGCGTCCACCGTCCCGACGACGTCCTCGATCTGTTGCAAGGCAAGAGACCGGATCGACGAGAAGCCGTAACGAGCGGGGTCCTTGCGAAGCTCGTCCTTGATGGCGGCGACCTGGCTGCGGTAGGGCGATAGGATCATCAGGCGTTCTGCAATCGGTGAGTCCGGGTCGCCCGCAATCCGCGGCGCGGTGATCGCCTTGTTCTTCCAACGGCCGAAGCGCAGGACCTCCTTGAGGACGTTGATTTCCCCAGCATTGTGGATCCTTCCGTTCCAATTCCGCCGATGCAATCCCGCAGCCCCAAGGTCTTCGGTGTCCATCCAGACCAGCGAGCGATCCTTGCCCTTGCAAGAGGCAAGTTTCTCAAGGTCGATCACCGCACGGGTCTCGTCGAAGGCCACCTCGCCCCATTCGATCTTGCCTTCGTAGAAAGTTTCGGAGACTAGGGTGCCGATCTTCTCGACGGAACGGAATTGCTTGTTCAGCATGTCCGCGATCTTCACCCCGCCCTGCACCTCCGACAGCCGCTTTTGCTTGATTTCGACGAAGATTCTGCGGAAGGGCTCCATCCAGCGGGTCATAACCGAAGGATCGTCCTGGTACTGGCCGAAGATCAGCGGCGCCGTCTTGATCCGGCCCCGGCGTCCTCCCGTCTCGTCGACACCACCGCAGGCGAGATGCGCAAGGCGCGTGATCCGGGCCGAGTCGAAGGGGCCGATCTGGTGGTGGTCGCCGATCAGGACGGCCGCATGGGCCTCGACGAGGGGCTGCAAGAGGCTGGGCCCCCAACCCATGGCGGCCTCTTCGACCACGGCAGTGTGAAACTTCTCCTCGGCGCCGAGCAGGTCTTCCTTCGCCTTGCCGGCGGCAGAGGTCGTCGCGAAGTGCAGGCTGGCGTTGCGTCGGAAGCGAAGCTCGATCTCTTCGGGGGCCTTGTCGCCGACGTCGCGCAGCATTTCCAGCCCACGACGCAGAAGCGCCTCGCCGCTGCCGCCCCGCGGCTGGTAGCCGATCTGCACGGGATCGCTCGCCTCGCTACCAAGCTGCTGCAGGCGCTCGTCCGCACGCTGGCCGATCAACCGGGTCAAGCGCTCGACCTGCGGCTCGACGACGTAGGACTCGCGCACCGATTGCGACACCCGCTCTTGCTTGAAGGCAGGGACGTGGCGGATGATCAAGAAGTTCTCGTTGGTCCCATCCTCGCGCCGGAAGGCCTCTGAGAGGCGCTCGAGGGTCGTATCGACCGTGGCATGGCTTTGGGCCGAGATCAGGAACTTCGCCGTGACGTCCTCGTTGGTCAGAACGTGATGGCAGAATTCGGTCAGCGCCCGGGTCTTGCCGGTGCCCGGAGGGCCCTGCAACAGGAAGAGGGGATGGGCGTTCACCATGTTCCAGATGATCTCGGGCGCGCGACCCGAGAGGCCCTTGCCGAACCCGTCAGGCATCGAGCGCGACAGGGCAAGTGTCGGATGAGGTTGGTTCAACTGCCGCAAAACGCGGTCGAGGTCGCGGATGCGCTGGATCGCGAGGATCTGGCGGCGGAACAGCGACTCGACGCCCCTGTCGTCGGAATAGACCAGTCGACCCGTTCCCCGAAGTCCCAGAAGGTCCTGACGGACGCGGATCTTGCCTTCCTGCACATCCCCAGGGCCGATCGGCAGGCGGACATTCTCGTCAGTGCCGTCGGGGTTGAACCAGACATGCTGGTCCACGCTGTCGCTCCGGTCCAGCCAATCGAGGATCGAGGCCTGAAAGAAGACGTCCCGCCGGGCCTGGACATCCGACCACAGCAGGGCAAGGTAATCGTCCTTCTCGACCTTGGTTTCGAAAGCCTCGGCGTCCAGCACGATGACCCAGCCGCCGTCTTCGGTTGCGCTGCGTTGGACGCGGACGGGAAACTGGATCAGCCGCCGCTCGGCCCGCGTCAGGTGGGCCACGAAACTGATGGCATCCACGGCGACTTCCAGTTCGCGGTCGACGCGGGCCGGCCTCAGGTTCGCCAGCCACGTGCTCCAGTCGATCGGGATGTCGCCATCCGTGGTCATGGCCTTTAGGTTGCCGCTGGTCAGCTCGGGGTGGTCGTCGGGACAAAGCTTGAACCGCGTATTGGGAAAGTCGCAGCGGTAATCCTCGCCCACCAGGCTTGCGGTGGCATGGTTGCGCGACAGGAGCGTGTAGCGCAGGACAAGGACATCGCTGCTGAGGTTCGGTCCGTAGCGGTCGCGCGCATAGTCGCAGTAGAAGCTGATCCCGTCGCAGACGATGACGATCTGCGCCATGTCGTGCCAAACCGTCGCATGGGCGCTGTTGGTCAGGAAGCGCCGATACCCATGCGGGTCGAGGAACATGTATTTCGCGCCCTTCAGCTTGGCGTTCAGGTAGGCTTCCATCTCGCCCGCCAGGGTCTTGGGGCGGTCCCAGTTGATGTTGACCGAGTTCCGGGCATGGTTGCCCAGTTCGGCCAGCATCTTTTCGCTGCTGTAGGTCACAAGGAAGGTCGACCTGCCCCGCTCGCTGTACCAATCGTCCAGCGCGTCGTTCGCATCGAGGATCTCGCGCTGCAAGTCGATGGCCGTGACGCGGGCTTCGAGGTCGGGGTCGATCCCCTTCAGCAGGATGTCGCGAAGGATCGGCGCGATGACGGGGGACTCGGTCCTGCGGATCCGGTCACGGTAGCCGCGCAGCAGCCGTTCCAGCCGGGCCTTGGCCTCGGTATCGGTGGAGGCGGCCACGTAATCTTCGATCGCCTGGTGATCGGGCGGTCCGTAAAAGGTGTCCAGAAGCGTCAGGCAAAGCCCGTAGACGTCGCCCTGGGGCATCACGGCATCGACGCCCGGACTGACCGCTTCGAAGAAGACGGACTGGGACACGGGCTCGACGAAGCGACGGGCGGCGGCGCTTTCGAACAGCGACTGCATCAGCCGTGGCGTGATCGGCGTCTGGCGCAGGCCGGGGCCATCCTCCGACAGGTCGGGTGCCGATGCAAGGTGGGCCCCGGTGGCGATCTCGAAGCCCCCGAACGTCAGCCTCAGCTTTTCGCCCCTGTAGCGATAGCGCAGCCTCTCGGGCGAGATCAGACGGTGGACCATCGCCCGGGCCTGCAGCCGCACCAGCCCGCCCATCAGGCTCTTGACCTCTCGCAGCACATCGACCCGGTTGCGCTTGTCGCGCAGGAAGCTTATGACCTCCGCATTCAGGGGGCGCCCCTCGTTATCTGTCAGCATGTAGCCATAAGCGGCGTCGGTATCGGACTTATCGACCATCGTGGCGTTCTGCCGGAAATCCGGGAAGGCCGGATGCTCGGTGTTCGACAATTCCCGCAGGATCGAGAATTCGCGCTTCCAAAGATCGCGGAACGCCCCGCGCACGCCCCGGAAGACCCGCAGGGTGCTGTAGGAAAATCCTTGGTCTTCGCCCGTCGTTTTGGGGTCGGTATCCGGATCTCGCCAGCGCAGGGTGAGCGAATACTGCACCCCGGGGATCAGCACCGTGACGCGGGGCATGATCTCGATCTTCAGCACGCGGCCGCGTTCCGAGTTGCAGAAGGTGTCTTCAACGAAGGCCAGGACCGCGTTCAGTGCAGGGTCGCCTTCTTGCAGCAGCCGATCTTCTTCGGCCTTGAGCGTGTAGAAGATGCGCTGCAGGTCCCTCAACCGCGCGGCGATGTCACTGCCAAGGTCGGTCACGAAATTGCTTTCGGCGATCCAGCTGACAAGCCGTGGATCCTGATCGGGGTCCAACGAAGCCGCATTGCTCGGCGGTCGCCCGGTGCGCCGGTCCGGGTGGACCAGCCCCAGCGAGACCGCCAGGCTTTCGGCCGCCGCGATATCGTCGGCGGTCTGCACCGGCGTTGCCACTGAAATCTCCAACTCGACCGAGGCGGCGTCCTTCTCCTCCGCCCCGAACGTTTCGCGCGGGAAAACCGAAACACGGGAGCTCAAGACATCCGGCATCAGGTGTGACAGGGCCGTTATTAGTAGGCGCGTCTCCAAGGACGAGGCGGGATCGACTTCCAGCCAGGGCAGTAGCGCCGCCTGGTGGCTGTTGGTCATCAGCTTCTTCCAGGCCGATCGGACGATGGCCGAAACGGCGAGCGTGTTCGGGGCGGTCATGCGTGCCGCATCGGCAAGGGCCGAGGACAGGCCCGGATGGCCGTCCGCTGCTTCCACGATGGCAGTGACAGCTCCGGGCGCCAGCATGGAATCGCCCTCGAACGGCGGGGCATCGCCCTCCTTGCCCAGCCAGCCGGCCAGGACTTCCTGGAAACCGGCCGCGGCAAATGACCCAAGCCGGCCCTCGACGCGCAGGATCGCCTGCAGGCTCCAGGTCGAGGTCGTCACCAACTTCAGCCGTCCCTCCGGATCGGCGTCGGGTCTCAGGAAAGAGGTGGCCAGGTCCTCGAGCGTGCCCCGGTGAACGAGGAGGTCGTCGATCCCCTCGATGATCAACAGGATTCGGTCCTCCTTGAGCGCCTCGAGCAGACCGGGAAAGAAGTGGCTGCCCTGGCCCTCGACCGCCGACATCTGCGCCCCGGCGAGTACCGCGTTCAACAGGGCGCCGGGACGGACTTCCTCGCCCCGCGGCAGCTCATCGCCCCGCAGGCGCACGATCCTTCGGGCCCCATGTTCTCGGTCTTGCAACCATTCCACGAAGGTGTGTTTTCCGGTTTGCTTCGCACCCCAGACATGCATCCAGGTCTTGGGCGCGGTCGTGTCGTAAAGGCTTTTAAGGGCGTCGTCCCACCAGCGAAGGGTGATGGTCATGTCGGTTCTACCTCCCAGTCACGGGGGCTATGGGTTCTGCCTTTGAAGACGCGGATGACCCTGAACTTGTGCTTGGAAAAGGTGATGCGCCGGTCGGCCAGGGTAGTGTGTCCATCCGCATCGACGACCAGCGGGTGGCCGTCCTCCGTCAGCGCGAATTCGTGCCAAGTCTGGGCGACAAAGACGGGGGTATCCGGCTTGGCTCGCCGGATGGCAACAAGTAGTGAAGGCGGCGGTAGGTCGTAGCGCTTCTCGGTGATCCTGCCGAGCCTGAGATTCAGTGCATCGACGTAACCTAGCGCATCGCGCAGCGTGCATTCCACCAGTTCCAGGCTAGACCCGCCGGCCGTTCCGTCCTTGTCCCTACCGAGCATTTCCGAAATGAGCTGAACAGCCTCGGCAGCGGGCCGACGCAGCACGAGATCGAGCCCGCAAATCGGTCGCGCCCCCATGGCAAGACGGCCTTCGCGCAAGGCCTCTTTGAGGTCCTCTGCCAGGCCCGTGACCTCGAGGTCGGATGGCAATAGCACGAGTTCAGGCAGGTGATGGGCCTCGGAAAAAGAGGCCCAAGGGCCAAAGAGCGGCAGGGGCCAGTCGCGTGCGGCGCGCTCGGGCGCCCGCTGGAAACCATCGACAACCGCCTCGATCCAGTCCTCGGCCTGTTGCAGCGCATCTCGGCGGACCCCGGCGCGACCGAAATCGGCCCCCGAGATCCGCGCGCCGTGAAACGTCGTCCCTTCGAACCGCGCACCGGCAAAGACCATGCCCTTACAGACATGGTCGCGAAAGCTGCTGCCCGAGAAGTTCAGGTTCTGGAACAGCGTGGGGAAAAGCCCTTCAAGCCCCCAGAGTGCCTTGTGCAAGGGCTCGTCCCGGTGATCAGCCAGACGCTTGCGCACGAAGGCCTCGCTGGCCTCGCACAGCCGCAACCGCCCGGCCTGCCAAAGCCCCGGCGGGCAATCCGAAGGCGAGCCGTCGGCGTTGAACGCGGGTTCGGCCACCGCGGGCCGCCCGAACCTTGGACGCGTGGACCTGTCGCGGATCATGGGCCGCCTCCTTCCTCGTCGGCGAAGACGAACCGCCCTGCCTCGATGATCGGCACGAGCTCTTTCGGTTTCCAGTTGGGGTCGAGGGACGCCAACCGCCTCTTGAGGAACTCTTCCACGACGGCGCTTGGGGTCCATCCCCCATGGTTGTCGCCGCCCACAGTCGGATGGATCGAACTTGTCGGCGCCGTGACGGAATAGGACAGGTTGAACGCGAGGCCTTGGTGTCTTACTGCCGCAATCGGGATCGGGTGCCGGAGGATTCCCCGTAGCCCGGGCGTGTCGACGGCCTTCAAGTCGACCGTGGGGCCGAGCTCTCCCATACCGGGGATCGCCGGACCCTCTGTCTCGTCCGGCCTAGGCGGAAGACCTCCTACGGTGACTTTCCCATCCGTGGCGTCGCTGACCTCGATCCGGAGCCAGGTGAACCGCACGTTGGTGTCGTCATACGGCGAAAAAACGCCTCGGACCGATAAGGTGGATTCATCGGTATCGTAGGAGGCCCAGAGTGCCGCCCCGAAGGCGCTGAACCCTTCACCCGGATAGGTCTGCCGCAGGTTCGTGAAGGGAATGGCCGGAGGTTGCCCGGCCTCTTCCGCCCCCGCCCCGAGGCCTGTCGCCCGGCCAGAGGGCACGTGCTGCTGGTAGAAGCGCGGCAAGGGGCAGAACACCAGTTCCGCCTCCTCGTCGAGGTAGTACCTCCGCGCTGCGGCGATGAAATCCGCGATGGGTTTTCCGAATCGCACGTCTCTACCGACAGGCTTGGTCGCTCCACAAAAGGCGAGAAAGACTTCGACAGCGGCGTCCTGTCGTTCATGCCACTTTTGCAGGTCAAGTCCCTTCAGTCTCGCAGGGGGCTTCTTGTAGGAATGGCCAGCATCTTGGAAGGACCAGCGCGTCGGCGAATGCTCGTCGCAGTAGTCGACGGGTCTGACCGTTTCGTCAGCCGGCACCTGCCCTTCCGGCACCATGAAGAAGCCGCGCACTGCCCGGTAAAGGATGCGGGGCGACAGGAAATCGCCTTCAGGGAAGAGGATCCGGATCACGCCTTCGTCTTCGAAGGACCAACACCCCTTGCCATCAAGGAAATAGCCGAACCTTTTGTTCACATGGGTTTTTGCAAGGAGTTCCTCGACCAACCCCTTGTTGGGCAACAGCGCTCCGACCGTTGCATGGTACAGTTTCTCGATCGTCGCCCGATTCAAGGGTTGCCGACCGGCCGGTAGCAGTTCTCCGTCCTCACCTGTTCTGCCACCCAGAGTAGCGACCAGCCTTTCGGCAGATTCCCTGCTCCTGAAGAGGCTGTCCGCGTACCACGTCCCGGCGCCTATCGGGGCATCGGACCCATCGAAATGAGTTCGGGGCCGATCGGCGTCCACGTTTCCGTTGGCATTGACCGCCAGTTGATGCTCGGCTTGCAGGACTTCGTGCAGAAGCACCAGAAACCACATCTTCTGGCGCGCATCGACGACATTGACGAAATGGGGATGCTCACGGTGGCCCCGTCTCGGACCACGTCCGCCTCCCTCCCGACGCTTCCCCCGTGTCGGCATCCGAAAACACCCATTTGAACCAATCCGCAAAGCCTAACCGGATCCAAACGCAAGTAAAGCACGGGCTGCCGCGCCCCGACCTGCCCGCACTCGCATTCCGATTTGCCAGCACTCGCTTTTTCGGTTTGTGAGCGCCCGACCCTTGCATCCCGCATCTGCAAGCGCATGCCGCGCGCCCCCTCCGGCGCGCCCCCAGGCTGCGACCCACGGCCGAGATTCCCTCGCGCCCGATTGGAGTCGCACGAATGCCGAAAAAGAAGCCCCCCCCGTCCACCCCCTTCAAGCCCGTCGCCCACAAGATCTCGCGCCCCGCCGCGTCGGACGTCGTACCGCCCGCCCCCCTGCTGCTGGTCGAGCTGGATGAATACCGGATCCGCTCGCCCCACCTGAACTTCGCGCACTGGTTCTCTGCCGCAGCGCAGAACCGCGATGCCGCCGCCGTTTCGAGTGGTACCGCCAAATGACCCCGCACGCGAAGGAGATGCTTAAGTTCGCCAAGTCGCTTGGCGCGCGCGGCGTGAAGATGACCTGCATTGGCCGTCACCCAAAGCTGGAGGTGATCCGCCCCGACGGGAGCCAGTTCCGGATGTGCGTCTCGGCCACACCGTCCTGCCACCGTTCGGGCCTGAACGAGAAGGCCCGCCTGCGCCGCCGTTTCGCCGCCTCCCGTGTGGGTTGGAGCAGCCATGATGCAGATTGACCCGATCCTGCGCGCCGACATCCGCCGCCGCAAGGCAAAGCGTAAGGCCGTGACCGACCGCATCGCCAACCGCCAGGTGGGCGTGATCCGCCAATGGATGCGGATCTGGCGGGAGGAAAACCGCAAGGGCCGCTTCACCCTGCCGACCTGGCATTTGCCGCTGCCCGCCTTTGGCGGCCTGCTCCGGACCATGGGGCGCGCCCTGCTGGCGTGCGGGGTCGTCGCCGTGCCGGTGGTCGCTGTCGCTTGGACGCAAAGCTCCAACGTGCTCAACGATCTTGCCCGCGCGATGGAATGCGGCCAGACCACCGCCTTCCTGGCGGGCGACGGCACCGTCCTTGCCGCCGTGCCGGTCGACTCGTCGACTGAATGCCAGTCGGCGCGAGCGATGCTGACCGCCCCCCATTCCGACGAAACGATCGCGCGACTGGCCCAGGCGATTGTCGCCATCGAGGGCAGTTTTGCGTCTACCGACGACTGGGTGTGGCTCGGCCACGATGTCCGCGGCTTTGCCCGCAAGCTTGGTGATCTGGTTGGCATCCTGCCTGGTCGGGGCCTGTCGTCGCCCTTGTTGACAACGGTCGAGGCGACGCTGGGCGAACATGACACCGGGCTCTGGCGCAAGGGTGTCATGATGCTGGCCACTTCGCGCCTGGCCGTCGACATGTCGGACGACGAACGCGCTGCGTTCATCGTCAACCACATGCCCGCGACGATCGGCGGCGGCGACCCGCGCGCCGGCGCACTTGCGGCTGACGCCCTGTTTGGCCGTCCGCCGGAAACCACGTTGGAATTCTGCCAGCTTGCCCGCGCGATGGGCCAGCAAATGTGGCTCGTGGGCGATGTCGTCACCGATGCCGCGGCCGCGTCCTGGGAAACGGTCAATGGCCCCGCGACTGAATCCTGCATTCGTCAGATCGCTACCAGCCCTGCGGATGAAGCTGCGGCGTTGGCTGGTCTGAGGGCGGCTTGCGGGGGCACCGACATCTGTTTCAACCCCCCATCCGCGCCGGTCGGCGTGCCGGAATCGATGGCAGAGCGCGGCCGTCTCGCCTCGTTGGTCGGTATCGCCCAGTCTCAGATGCCGCGTTTCACGCCGCTGGTCCCGGATGAAGGCCTGCGCCTTGCCGCCGTTGACCTGATGCGCCTTAACCAGATCGACCCGGGCGGCGCTTTGGGCACCACTATCGACGCCGCCCTTCAGGCCCGTCTGGACCGGGCCATTGATGTCGAACTTGATGCTATCGATCGGACGCTGCCCGAAGGCATCTGCTTGACAGGGCAGTGTATCCACCGCGTCGACCACACCATCCTTGTGGGCCAGATCGCCGACGACGGCTATGTCGACCTGCGGGCGGTGCATCTGAATCGGACCGGGGGCGTCGCAGGCTGGCCCGAGCGTGACGACAGCGGCCAGTGGCACGCCCAGCCGCCCCGGTTTGGCCTGGCGTCCACCGGCAAGGCCGCACTGGCCCTTGTCGCGGTCGAACATGGCCTGACGCGGCTCTGTTCCAACCCCGATGGCGGGGCAGCCTGCGACGGCGGCACCTGGGTGCCGCTCGAGCGGGCAGTGGGCCATTCGCTGAGCGGGCCGCACGAATGGCTGGCGAACCAGTATCCGGCAGATGTGGCCGCGCTGGAAGATGGCCTCGGCCTGAACAACGACACAACCGTTGTCGATCCGGCCTTTGACGCCGCCTATGGGATTGGCCGCGCGACGATGACGCCGGCCAATGCCCTTGCCCTGATGGGCGCCATCATGGGCGACGGCATCAGCGGACTGCGCCTGTTTCCCGGCCAATCCTATGCTGATGTCGACCTTCGCGCCAAGCCTGCGACCCTGACAGCCACCCGCGATCTCCTTCGGGCGCCTTTCGGGCCGGGCGGCACGCTTGCGGAAGCCGGGGCCGAGTTGCGGGCCCTGGGTGTGTCCCTTTTGGGCGGCAAGTCCGGGACCCACACGGAAAACGGCATCGATCTGGTCCTGGCCGAAAGCATCGCGGTCGAGATCGACGGGCGCCGCTACGTCATCGTCATCGCGCTGACCGCGACCGATCTGAACACCGGCCTTGCCGACCTGCGCCATGCCGATCTGACCCCCCTCTTGTCCGCGATCCTGCGGCAGATCATGGAATGAAAGGATCCCACATGACCAAGTCCCTCCTCCTCGTCATCGTGATCGTCAACATCATCTCGGCAGCCTTTGCCGGGATCGGGCTGGCCCGGCTTACCGCTGACCTGCCTATCTCGATCACCATCGGCCAGCAGCTTGCCGCGGTGACGACCATCCTTGATCCCGGCACATGGCACCTGGCCTTCTGCATCACGATTGGTGCGGTTATCCAGGCCCTTGGCAACGTGTCCTGGGTCTATGTCTTCCAGCGCCGGGGCCTGATCATCCCATCCCTTGTCGGCGCCGTCGTCTCGCTTGTTTCCGCCTGGTTGTCGGCCGTGATCATCCTGCTGAACGCCGAAGCCGCGGCCCTGGCCCACGAAAACCGGCTGGACGCCATCAATCCCGCACGTGAAAGCCTGACGCTCTTCGTGACCAGCCTGACCGCCGCGTCCGCTGGTCTGGCCGATGCGGCGGCCACCGCCGACGAACTCGCCCGGCTGGAAGAGGAGCAGGGCGGCACCTGCCCTGCCGAGACCGGGGAAGGTGCGACGATGGGCGGCGATGGCCCCCGTATGCGCATGCGCGACCGCCACAGTCAGTTGCTGGACGGCGTCGCCGCCAGCATGGCCGCTCTGGCTGACAGGTTCATCGAGTTCGACTTCCGCCTCCAACAGGCTAGCCCGGCCGACCTGCCTGAAGTCTATGCGCAAGCTGTGGCCCTGTCGCGCAGCCCCGAACTTGAGCGACTGCGCACCGCACTGCAGCCGATCCGCACCGACCTGGCTGAAGGCTGGGTTGATGGCGGGAACTTCATCACCTGCCCGACGCCGGATTTCCTGGCCAAGGTCGATCTCGCCTTGACCAACCTAGATGTCATCACGCCGATGTCCACCACCCTGCCTGTCGAGCGGCAGCCCGGCACTGGTGATGCGACCAACCTCCTCCTGGCGTCCTTGCAGGCCTGGCTGACCGGCGAACCCCAGCCCAATGCCAATGCCCTGTGGTCGCTGTTGCGGGCACTCGGGATCGAACTGCTGCAGGTCATCCTGATCGCGTGGCGGGAAAACATCAGGCGGCGCCTGGGCCAAGGTCATGACGGCTACGACATTTTCTGGGGGGCTGGCCGCCACAGGGCGCACCTTGCCACCGTCATCGCTGCGCTGGACCGCCACACCTGGTTCGATGGCGAGGAAGAATTCTATGCCGCGCCGACCCAGTCCGTTCCCAACGGGCGCCTGCCTGTCGCCTTCTTCGGCCTCAAGCTGGTGCACCGTAACCTGCGGCATTTCGACATCGAATCCGTCGATCCCGCATGGGTTGCCGCCCGGTCGCTGCAGGGCTCCACCTTCAACCTCTATCGCCTGCCCGAAAAGCAGATTGCCCGCTGGCGGCGGATCGCAGAACGTGATCTCGGCGCGCCTCAGCCCCGGCACTTCTGGCAACGCGGGCGGCAGACGTACTGATCCACCTGAGTCCTTTGCGGCACCGGCGCGCAAGCCGCCGGTGCCGTCTTCTTCATACCAAATCCACACCCCCTGCGCCCGCGGCACGAATCAGGGCGCAGTCAGTGGCTGCCAACGGCCCACCCGCAGCGCCGGGTCCAAATAGACCGGATCAACCTCCACCAGCGCGTGCCACCGCACCAGTCCATGCACCTGGTCGGGCAGCACATCCTTAGGTGTTTGATCCCACAGTTTGACGGTGCGATCCTTTCGCAGGAATGGAAGGAAGCACTTTGGGACAAGTTCGTCATGGCAGCGCCACGACCACGCACGCCGTCAGAGCAGCAATACAGCGACCGCAAGCTTCGCTCGCGCAGCTGAGCCGGGAGCTGGGTATCAATCCCAAGACCGTCGCGAAGTGGCGCAGGCGCGCGACGGTAGAGGATATGAAGACTGGACCGAGGGAACCGCGTTCGACGGTTCTGTCCGAGACCGAGGAGGCGATGATCGTTGCCTTCCGACGGCACACGCTGCTGCCGCTGGATGACTGCCTCTATGCCCTGCAGTGAGGCGAGCGTGCCGCCGCCCCACCAGATCAGCCCGGCCACCGAGACCAGCATGGTCCAGGCCAGGGTCCGGTTGATGGTGATGCCGCGGTCGGTGGTGTCGGCCATGGGCGGGTTCCTTTCATAATCCGATGGTGTCGTTACGCCGCGCGCAGCCAGATCGCCGTGCCGGGGCCCGCATTGGTCTCGGAGGCGAGATAGCCCCAGGAGGCCGGAGCCGCGGTGGCATAGGCGAGCGTTCGGCGCAGCACCTTGCGGGCGGTGGTGACCGGCGATCCTCCGTTCAGGTCGGGCGTCGCGGTCGAGGCCCAGGCCGAAAGCGTGGCGGTGGAGGAGTGGCGGATGCCGAGCCATTGCGTGATGCCGCGGCGGAGGGTCAGCGCCACGGTCGCGGCCTTGACCCCGGTGGTGGAGAAGTCGAGATCGGCGGTCTCGATGAGCAGGGATGCCGGGCGGCCGGTCGCGTCGGAGCCGTAGACGACGATCTTGCCCAGCGCCCCGGCGATCAGCGTGGTGACGTTCACGGCAAGGCGGTCGAGGGTGAGGTCGTCGCGCGGGATGAAGGGGAAGAGGTCCATCCGGTTCGCCGCCCCGGCCAAAGTGCCTGTGGCCGCACCCCCGGCGCCGGTGGTGCTGAGAGCATAGTCGCCGGTGGCCGGGCTGAGCCATGGCACGTTCTCATCGGCGAGGATGCGGTTCACGCCGCCGAGCCGGGCCCGCAGCTGGCCGGTGGTCGCATTGTGCCAGAGCCAGCCATCGGCGGGCGCGGCGGGATCGGCGGCAAGGCCGGAGAGCGCGATCCCGGCCGGGAAGCTGATCCGCCCGGTGGCGCGGTCGGCGATCAGCGCATCGAAGTAGCTGCCACCATCCGGGCTGACTTTCAGCGTGACATCGTCGGAGCCGAGAAGCCCGAACAAAGCCCGCGCCGAGAACCCGGTCTTGAAGGAGAAGGCGGCATCGTTTGCCGGCGCCGCCTTGTTCACCGTGGCTTCGATCCCGGCGCCAGCGTTGTTCAGGAGCACGGCGGGGGTGTTGACCGAGAGCCGGTTGGTGCCGTCGGCCGTGGCGCCGCCGAGGCCCAGGAGCTGGGCGGTAAGGTTCGCCTGCGGCATGCCGACCTCGGTGACCGTGTTGGCGAAGGTGACGGTCGGGGTGTTCACCACCGTCATACCGCCGGCACCCGGGGTGGCCGGGCCGATGTTGACGATGGTGGTCGACCCGGCCTCGCCGCCGGTGCCGAGGTTCAGGGTCTTGGTGAGGCCAGTGGTCGTCGCCCCGGTTCCGAGGCCGTAGGTGGCGGTGCCGGTCGCGGTGCCGATGGTCGCGGTGGCGCCCGAGGCCACCAGCGCCCCGGAGAAGGTCTTGTCGCCGGTGAAGGTCTGGGTTCCGGCGAGGATCGCCAGTTCCGAGGAGGTGTTGGGCAGGGTGAAGCTGCGGGTGGTGCCGGGGCTGATGCCTGACAGCAGGAATTGCGCGATCTTCGTCGGATCGGCGTCGTCGTGGATCTCGAAGGCGGAGGCCGCGAAGGAGGCGCCGCCCGATGATCCCCCGACCGGCTCCCATGATGTGCCGTTCCAGACCACGAAGGCTGCCTCGTCGGCGATCCAGGCCAGCCAGCCCGGGCGCGGCACGAGCCGCATCCAGACACCGTCGACCCGGAAGGCCACGTTCAGATCCCAGCCCGCCCAGAGGCCGGTGGCGCCCGAGGCGACGAGATGGCGGTCGCCATCGGCGGGGTTCTCGGGCGGCGCCGTCAGATCGCGGTCGAGCACCGACAGCTGCACCATGGCATCCAGCAGCCGCAGCGCCTCGTTGTGGGTGACATGCTTCTGCGCCTGCGAGGCCAGGATATAGGGCAGCAGGAGATGGGTGGTGATGTCGGACATGCGGGGTCCTTCAGAAGCTGAGGGTGACGGATCGTCCGGTACCGCGGCCGATCAGGGCGGAGAGCTGGAAGATGCGGATGGAGACGGCGTCGCCAGGGCCGAGCGGTGCACCCCAGTCGGCAGTCTGCTGGGTGGCGGAGTAGAGGACCGAGGTCGTGGCAGAGGTCAGCGTGCGCTTGATGGATGCCCCGTCGAGGATTTCCACCTCATAGGCCTCGCTGTCCTCGGCCAGCGTCACCTCGCCCGCGCCCCAGCTGTCGGCGGCGAGCGACCGCGACCGGCGTGTCCAGCGGATGGTCAGATCGCCGGGGCTACGCGCGGTGCGCCATGGCAGTTCGACATGCGCGACGGAGAATGGCCGCAGCCCAGCGCCTTCCGGGGTGAAGGTAGTGGCGGCAAAGGTCTCGTCGCTGACCGGTTTGGAGGCCGGGCCGATGCGCCAGTTCCATGGCAGACCCAGATCGGCCTCGGAAATCGGCAGGGAGGCGAGGGCCGCATCCAGCACCACGACGTGCGCGCCGCTCGGAACAACGCTCACCATCGCGCCTTCGGTGCCACGCTGGCCGCGCAGGAGGCGGGTCAGGCGGTAGCGGCCGGGAGCGATCAACTCGGCCGCGCCCGCCTGGACGATTTCCCACTGCCCGGGGCCGGTATCGATGCCCATGGCATTGGCGCCGCCGAACAGGGTGAGGTCGGTGACGCTCTCCAGAGTGCCGGAATAAAGGTCGACCACCAGCGCGTTGCCAAGATCGAAGCGCGACACCGGCCCGGCAAAGAAATCGGCTGCCAGCACGCCCATGCGCGCCCGCGAGCTGAAGGTGGTCAGCAGGGCAAAGCCATCTGTCGCGGCACTGCGGTAGACGGCGATTTCGCCCGGCCACGGTTTGGCATGGGCGGCGACGAGGGGCCTGTGGGCGGGTTGGTCCTCGCGCAGCTGTGGCAGGTCCAAGAGCACGATGTCGGGCGCGCCGAAGACAGTCGGCGTCGACAGCGTGGCCGGGCGCGGTTCTCCGGGCGGCAGATCATAGACGGAGCGATTCTGCCGCACCGCGTCGACACTGCGCAGGTCCGAGTCTGCGATGGACACCAGCCGCAGTTCCGTAAGGCGGCCATCGTGGTCGAGCAGGATGACATCGCATGGATCCAGCGCCAGACACGAAGGCGGCAATCGGAACACGGCACTTTCGCGCCCGACCCAAGCCTCCATCAAAGCGCGACGGCAGCGGCGTTCGGCCTCCTCGGGCGGGATCGCCATCGGGAAGCTTTCCGATGCGATGCGCGTGGTGTCCACGGTGATGCGTCGCGCTTCGACCTGCGCCGCGTCATAATCCTCGTCGGCCCGCGCGACCTGCCATTTCAGAGCCTGCGGCAGTTCGGTTTCCTGCGCGCGGGTCAGTTCCATCACATCGCCCTGTGCGGAAGCGGGCGCGACCATGCTGTCAGGTGCGACCGTTGCACTGGCAATCCGGCCCCGCATCAGGAACTTGATGCGCCCCTCGCTTTCGACAGCATCGAAGCCGAAATGCCGGGCCAGCGTGGAAATCGAGGCACGCGGAGCTTCCAGCGCCGAGATCACATAACCCTCGACCGCACCCCAGAGGCCAGAGACGTCGATAAGGTCTTCCGGCATTCCCGCGCGCAGGCAGAGGTGACGGACAAGGGCCGCCAGCGATACAGCCCCCAGCCGCCCGGTCAGCCAGTGCCCTAGCCGCCAGTTCGGCCCGTCTGTCCAGACGTCCGTCAGTTCTGGAAAGAACGGATAGGGCCGTGCATCCCAAGTCCAGGCGGCGCATTCGGGGACATGCACCATCTTGTTGCCGTAGACCGAGGAGGTCGGGTTGTTCGCGCTCTGACCCCACCAGAGATAGCTGGCTTCCAGATAGGCGCGCTGGATCGCGTCGTCGCGCCACCCGCGCGAGAAATAGGGCGTGAAGCTTTCCGACGACTTCGGATCGAAGAAGACGTTTGGCTGATTGGTGCCGCGATCAATGGCTGGGCAACCCAGTTCTGTGAACCAGATCGGCTTGGACTGCGGCACCCATACGGTTGGTGTGCCGCTCTCCACGCCGCCTAACCGGTTGAAATGCGGGTTCTGCCACCAGGCGCGCAGATCCTTGAAGCGGAAGACCCACGGTTTGGCAGCGGCGCCATCGGTGATCGGCGTGCGGTTTTGCTCAGTACGATCAAGAGCGCTGGCATAGAACCAGTCGAACCCCTCGCCGCCGGTGATGTTTGATTGCAGATAGGCGCGGTCATAAATGGCCGGGGCAAGTGCTGCATCGGCATGATCGAACCCGTCACGCCAATCCGACAGCGGCATGTAGTTATCGATGCCGATGAAGTTGATGTTCGTGTCCGTCCAGAGCGGATCGAGGTGAAAGAAGACATCGCCGCTGCCATCCGCAGGGTGGTGGCCGAAGTACCCCGACCAGTCGGCGGCATAGCCGATCTTGGGCCCAGCGCCGAGGATCGTTCGGACATCGGCAGCAAGAGCCTTGAAGGCAGTGACGGCGGGATAGGTGCTGGCACCCGAACGGATCGTGGTCAGGCCGGGCATTTCGGAGCCTATCAGGAAGGCGTCCACGCCCCCGGCCGCTTTGCACAGATGCGCATAGTGCAGGATCATCCGACGCAAGCCCCATTCGCCAACCGGGCCGGTCCAGCTCACATTGGTGCCTGACACGCTGAAACTGGCGGGCGTGGCCGTACCGAACAGGGCTGCAACCTGCGTGGCGGCGGTTCCGGTCTTGTCCACCGATCCGGTGAAACCCGCCGCCGGGGAGCAGCTAATCCGTCCGCGCCAAGGGAATGTGGGCTGGCCCGGCGTCGCGGCATTGTCGCTGTAAGGATTGGGCAGGGTATTGCCGGGCGGCACGTCCAGCAGCAGGAAAGGATAGAAGGTCACCCGCAGCCCGCGTGCCTTCATCTCCTGGATCGCCTGCACCACTGCGAAGTCGGCAGGGGTGCCGCCATGGACAGGGCGGTCTTCAGCATCACGGCTGACCAGAAACGCATCCGCGCGGGCAACCCCGTTCACCATCCAGGCCGAGGGCGTGGTGGTCTTGGTAGCCACCTCGACGCCGGGGCGAACCTTGCAGTTCCCGGCGCGCAGGTCATCACCGAACCATGCCACCACGAGGCTCACGCTTTCCACTGTGGGGGCCAAAGATTGCAGCCGGTCCAGCGCCACGACGATGTCGGGCGTGTCGGTGATCGCGTTCAGGTTCTCGGCGACGGTCGTCCCACCGGAGCCGGTGGTCTTCTTGACCGGTGCGGTTGCATAGGTGAATTCGCCGGATGCCGGGATCATCGTCACGGCCTTGACCAGACCTTCGGCGGTGTCGGGATCGGCCAGCGGGCGGAACACCTCGAAGGAAATCTGCGGCAGGCGGTTGCCGAAGGCGCTGAGGTCCAATTCCTCGAAAACGACATAGGCGGTGCCGCGATAGGCCGGGGTGCTGGCTGCACCCATCTTGGCCGAGATGAACGGATCGGGGGCCTGCACCTCGTCGCCCGGATACCAGCGCCAGGTGACGCCCGTCATGTCCATCGGTTTGCCGTCCGCCCAGATCCGGCCAATGCCGGTGATCTCGCCCTCGCACAGGGCAACGGCGAAGCTGGCAAAATAGAGGTATTCCGTCGTCGTGACCTTTGGCCCGCTGCCTTTTCCACCTCCCTGGCGGGTCGTGTTGACCTCTTCGCGGAAGTCGGTCGCCCAGATGATGTTGCCGCCGATCCGCATGCGGCCAAACAGTCGAGGGACCACCGCCCCTTCGGTTGAGGAGGTGATGCGCAAGCTGTCGAGCCGCGCGCCCTCGATCCGTTGCGCCGGGGCGAGGGATGATACGATCCAGTTGTCGACCACCGACCCGATGGTCGAGCCAATGAAGCCGCCGATGGCCGCACCGGAAAAGCCGAGGATGGCCCCGCCAAATGCGCCGCCAATCGCGGAGCCGACGGCGCCGAGAACCAAAGTTGCCATGTGTGAGGTTTCAGTCTTTTGGGAACAGGAAGGCGAAGGCGATGCGCCGCTGCCAAATCGGGGTCAGGACCTCCTCGACGACGCCCAGCCGTTCATAGGCATGGATGAATCTGTCGGGTGCGATCAGGATGCCGACATGCTTGGCGATGGCTCGAGGGGCCATCCGGAACATGACAAGCGCGCCGGGCCTCGCCTCAGTGGCCGTGATTTCCGGCATCATCGCTCTTGCACCTTCGGCGAGCACCTCGCGGGGGCCAGTCTCGCCCCAATCCCGGCTGTAGGGCGGGATTGGGAAAGGCTCGTCGCCCACCACTTCGCGCCACACGCCGCGCGCGAGGCCGAGGCAATCGCAGCCGACCCCGCGCAGACTGGCCTGATCGTGGTATGGCGTGCCGAGCCAGCTGCGGGCAGTGGCGATGACGACCACGGGATCGGCGGTCATCACAGCACGTTCCCATCGTGGCCGCCGTCCTGGCTGGCATAGCGAAGAACCGCATCCTGGCCGGGAATGTTGGGAAAGCCCCGGAAGTTGGCCGTGTTGGCGAACCTTGCGCTGCAGGTGGCGATCCGCTTGTCGCAGCCCGCCCGCGCGACAAAGCTGTCGCCCTCGGCGATGGCACGCACCGGCGCCTCCAGCAGGGTCAGGGTGGCGATGCTGCCATCCAGCCCATGCGACAGCACCTCGGTGATGCGACCCACATTGGCACCGCTGGTCCAGGTCAGGGTGCCGGAGGTGAACCAGCCCGCCTCGAACCCTGACAGCCCCGAGGCCATGAACGCCCTGTCGCGCAAAAGGTCCGTCACGACACCCATGCCTTTGTAGATCGCGTTTTCCAGATCGATGCCGCAGCGCGCATCGCCCAAGCGGGCATCACATCCCGCCTGAAACGTCCGTCCCACCGTCTGGCCCAGCACATGCGTCAGCGAGCGCACCTCGGCGACAAAGGCCATCCGCCCACGCCGGATTTGCCCCACCGCACCCCGGCGCAACAGCACGCGCTGGCCGGTGTCGGCCCAGTTGACCCGCCAGAGTTCCACCGCCGCGTTGTCCCAGCGGCCGTCGAGGATGTCGGTTTCCGTGATCCGGTCGGAGGTCAGCACGCCGGTTGCATCCTGCGCGTCGACGGCCAGATCGGAGCCAGCGCGGATTTCGGAGGCGGCAAACCCGCTTTCCGGCTCGAACTCGGTGCCGTCAAAACTGAGGGTGCGGTCATGATCGGTGAAGCCCAGCGCCACGCCATCGCTGCGCGAAATCCGCCAGCACCAGGACAAGGTGGTGGTGCCATCATCAAGATGCGCCTGAAGCGCGGGGGAGAGGGATTTCACTTCCGCCCCCAGCCGCGCAGCAGCGCCAGCGAGGCCAGCGCCGAGGAGACGACCCCGCCCGCAGCGCCGGTCACCGCGTAGAGGTTGAAGGGGCGGATATCGAGCGTGCCGGTTGCAAGGTCGAACTCTGCGAGGCCCGCCATGGCGAGGCCGGAAGCGGCAAGGCAGGCCAGATAGACCAGGCCTCGGGCGAGGGTCCAGTTCATGTTCATGCTCCGATCAGGGATTTGAGGAAGGCGAGAAGGCGTGCGGCCAGCGTTGTCCCGACTGCCGCAGGTTCTGGCGCTGCAGGTGTGGTCGGGGATGGGATGGAAGGCATGGGGATGGCTGGTGGGCCGACGACCGGGCGCAGCAGCGCCAGCGCCTCGGCCTCGGTCAGCCGCCGGATCGGTCGCGCAAAACTCACCCGGCCGTCGCGGTCCACCGTCCAGACGGGAATGTCCCCGGTTGGATAGCGCCCATCCGCGAAGAGGGCGCGTTCGGCCTCGCGCCGTGGGCGGATGGCGGCGGGCTTGAGCCAGCCCATGAAGCCATCGGAGGCTGCCTCGCGATTGCCCGCGTTGAGGGCCTTCGTCAGCGCGGCCTTGGCGATGCCTCCGGTGTTGTAATGAAACGAGACCAGCGCATCGAACTCGTGCGGTTCCAGAGGCACCTTCACCGCGCGCAGCACCGCCGTCTCGTATGCAGAGATGTCGACGCGGAAAAGCCGGAACGCCTCGCGGATCCCGGCATCAAGATCGCCGGGCATGCCGCGCGGCATCCTTGCGGGGTCGGTTGCCCCGGCTTCGGCGGTATGGCCGATGCCAAAGGTCCAGACATCGCTCACGTCGAGATAGGGTCCGGGCACGATTCCCTCGTGCCGGATTAGGGCCAGCAGGCCGCGATCTGACATTGTCTTGGCAGTCATATGCATGGGATCACCCGATGGCTGAGAGAAGGAGGATCAGGGCCGCGATGGCGAGACCGACGCGCAGCCTGTGGCTGTAGGTCAGGCGCGGATCGGTCGCATCGCAGCGGAGGGAACGCGCGAGACGGAGGAGGTCACTCATCACCGGCGCCTTCCTTTGCGCCGCGCAGGCGCGCGAGGATCAGCTCGATGAAGGCGGGGCCGAAGACTCCGACCAGATAGGCCGCCGATCCGGCCGCGCCCCCGGCGGGAATGGCCTCGGGTGGCAGGCCGAGCCAGCGGGTGACAAGTGCCATCGACAGGCTGCCCATCCCCGCCGCGATAAGGCCGCCGATGAGGATGTGGCGCAGGGCGTCGCGGAGCCGCATCCGCGTGGTCAGCGCATTGGTCGCACCGCCCAGCGCACCCCAGGTGGCGAGGATCACGGCGGTGGAACTTGCCAGATCGCGCAGCACCGTGGCGAAGAAGCCGGATTCATCATTCATCTGCGGATCTCCAGAAGCGGGATGGACGTGATCGACCCGAGACGCTCGAGGTCGAGGGTGACGTCGAGGGCGTCGGTGTCGAAGCGGACGGGGACGTCGAATTCGAAGCCCGCGGTGATCGCGACGCCCGCGCCCGGGGCGGCGGCGAAGGTGACGCTGCCGGTGGCGAGATCGACGCTCCAGCCCGTCATCTGCTCGACCCCGTTCAGGGCGAGGCGGACGATTCCCGTGACCGGCTTGGCGATGGCGCGGGTCCAGGTCTGAGCGCCGGAGGTGTAACGCTTCAGGAGGGCGAATGTGGTGACGGCGCCATTGCCGGTGCCGATGGGCTGGTCGGTGGGTGCTACCGCCTGCGATGGCAAGCAGGATTTGTAGTCCGCCCAATCCTTGTAGCGAAAGCCGTGCAGGCGGCCATTGCGGGCTTCGAAGAAGGTGACCACTGCCGCCAAGTCGTCGGCGCGGCGGATGCCGTAGGCGACGTCATATCTGCGACGGCTGTTGGCCCAGCTGGCGTTGCGCTCCTCGTCGCCCGACGCCAGTTCGACAATCTGCGTCCGTCGTTCTGGTCCGCCGCGCGCCCCGCGGCTGATGTTGTCGGGGAAGCGAACTTCATGAAACGCCATGGCTGATCCTCACATTCCCCTGCGCCCGAGCGAGACTGCCCGGGCAATATCGGCTGCGACCTGCGTGCGGGATTGCCGGAAGCTCTCTGCGTCACGAGCATTGATGGTGACGTTGACGGCAGGCGCAGGGGACTGCCCCTGGCCGTAGCCAGCGGCTTCTCGGCGCGACAGCACCCGTTCTCCGCGTTGCAGGATCGCGGGCACTTCGTCTGGCTTGATCCCGGCCCAACCACCGGAATGCATGCGCGGGGCATTGGCGAAGGCCATGGCCGGGACCATGCGGCCTGGTCCCGGCGCACCGACCATGCCGCCCGTGTGCAGGATGTTGGCGAAGATGCCACCCGCGCCGCCCAGCGCGCCGGAAAGCGCATTGGCAATCGGGCCGAGGAGGAAGCGCCGTGCCGCCAGCTTGGCCAAGTCGGCGATCATGGAGGTGACGAGACCGCGGAAGTCGAGCTTGCCGGTTTTCACGAACTCGCCCACGGCATTCTCGGCCGAGGTGAAGGCGCTGACCAGCGCATTGCCGATGTCGCCCCCGATATCGCGGGCTTTCGCGGCATAGTCCGCGAGCGTGGCCACGGCCGCCTGCCATCCGGTCCTGGCCGTTTCGGCACCCTTGGCCGCTGCGGCCCCTGCGCCCCCGGCAGCACGACCTGCCTTGGTCATCGACCCGTCCAGCCGGTCTGCGGCATCTGCGGCCCCGTCGAGCGCCGCCTCGCCCTCGGTCCCGGCCCCGCTTACGGCATCCTTCAGCGCCTGCCAGCTTTGCAGCGGACGGGCGGCCGCATCGGACAGCATGCCGGAGGCTTCACGATACGCCTCGGCCCGGGCGGCGGCGTCCTCGGTCATGCCTGTCAGGCCGAGATCGGGCGTCGTGACATAGGTCTGCGCCATGGCGGCCGAGAAGGCTTCGGCGGCAGCGGTACCGACAGCGGCGGCCGATCCCGCGAAGGGATTGTCGATGCGGCCCAACGCCACCGGATCCAGCGTGCCGATCCGTACCCCGCCCTCGCCCACGGCCCAGTCGGGCAGCAGGTCGAGTGCCGCGTTCAACCCATTGATGAAGTTGTTGATGCGGGTGACGACGCCGTTCAGCATCGCCTCGACACCGCCAATCAGACCGTTGGCGGCCTGGAAGGCGAAGTCGCCGATGGCACCGGGCAACTGACCCCAGATCGCCTTCACCGCGTCATAGGCGCCCTTGAAGATCCCGGCGACCGAATTGCCGAAGCCGGTGACAGCCTCGACGGCGGACTGCATCGCGCCATAGACCGTCGCCTGCAGCCCGGCCCAACTCGCTTCGATCTTCGACCAGGCCGATGCGGCCCCAAGGCCGATACGGTCCCAGACCTCCAGCGCCAGATCCTTCAGCATGCTGATCGCCGCCCCAAACCCGCCCGCACCCGCGACCAGCCGGGTGAACTGATAGACCAGTTCGCCCGCCCCGACGATCAACGCGCCGATGCCGGTGCGGATCAGTGCGCCGCGCAAAACAACAAGGCCGGTGGCAAGACCGCGCACAGACAGAGCTGCCGCCGCCAATCCCGCCACCCAGCGCCCGGCCATCAGCGTGGCAAAGGTCGCGGCGTAGGTGGCGAGGCGACCGATGTTGTCGAAGAGGGCGTTGATCGCGATGCCAATCGGCCCGGTGCTACGCGCCATGTCAGCGAGCGTGTTCACCACCGTCTCCAGCGCCGGAGCGACCGCAGCGGTCAACCGGTTGGTCAGGCCGAGCCAGATCAGGCTGAGCTTGGCGATGGCATCGCCTGTCCGTTCGATCTGCGCGGCATCGCTGGCGCTGACCGCTACCCCGAAATCCCGCACATCCTGCGCCGCTTCGCGCAGGGTGGCGGGATCGATGCGCAGGAAGGCGAGCGCCGCCTTGTCGCCGAAGAGATCGGAGGCGACGGCGGCGCGTTCGGCCTCGGGCACCAGCCGGTTCAGCGCCTCCTGGATGGCGACGATGCGCTGGTCCAGGGGCAGCGCCTGCAGGTCGGCGGCGGAGAGGTTCAGCCGGTCCAGTGCACCAACGGCCGATCCCGATCCGGCGGCCGCTTCCGACAACCGTGTGGTCAGCTTCTTCGTTGCCTGTTCGATCTCCCCCATCGACACGCCCGCCAGTTCCCCCGCCCATGTCAGCACCTGCAGACTTTCGACGGTGGTTTTCAGCGACGCCGCCATGTCCGCCTGCGCGCCGATGGTTTCGAGGCCAGACCGGACCATCGCCACACCAGCAGCGGCAGCGGCAACGGTCACGGCCGCCAGCGCGATCCCGGCTTTGCGGGCGAAACTGGCCAGCCGGGTGTTGGCCAGATCCATCTCGGTCGAGAGGCGGCCAAACCCCCGCGCTCCGGCATCACCGATGCCTTCCAGTTCCGCACGCACCTGGCGGCCGCCCTCCGCCACCAGGCGGACGCTGACCCGTTTTTCAGCCATCGCGGCTTCCTTCCATCTGTTCGTTCAGTTTGCGCACCATTACCGCCTCGATCTCGGGCAGCAGTTCGGCGGCGATCAGGGTGTTGACGCCCAGCGCTCGGGCGACGGCCAGTGCCGCGCCCATATCCCAGCCGAGCACCGCGCCGGGGATCACGCGCAGCTGGCCGCCAAGGCGGCCGACCAGATCCCAGATCTGCCAGCCCTCCGGGGTCTGCGGCCGGTTCAGTCTTGCCGGGCAGTCGGGGCAGGGCCCCGCACAGGCGGCGCAATAGCGGTCGCCCCCGCCGAAGCACCAGTCGGCGAGGGCGCGCAGACGTTTTTTTCCGCGTCCATGATCAGACCGCGCGCGACGTATTGCGTCTGGAAGGCCTCGAAGACCGGCCAGATTTCGAGGAGCGCGTCGATGCCGTCGGCTGTGACGGGCAGGAGGTTTCCCGCCTCGTCGCCGACGCCCTCCCAGTCCAGCACCGCCCGACGGGCGACGGCCTTGGCCATGGCGAGCGCCAGTTCCTCCTGGGAGGCGCCTTCAGGCAGCGCCTCGATAGCCGGATCTGCGCGGGCGGCGACCATCAGGGCGGTGGTCAGCGGGCCGACGAACAGGCGCAAGCCGGGGGCGAGGTCGAGCCATTCGGGCGTGGCGGTGAGGTTCAGGCGGATCATGGTCAGTATCCCGTGACAGAGTTGAGGAGGGTGGCGGTGCACATGCGGGCGGGCGCGGTGGCCTTTGCCGCCTGCCAGTCGAAACTCGCCTGCACGCCCTGCGGCCCGGAAATCTCGATCCGGGGGCGGGGCAGGTAGACGGCGTGCGCGGTGAAGGTGAAGCTTTCGCCCGAGGGCAGGACATAGGCGAAGCTGATCTCGCAGGGGTCGCCGTTGATCGCCTGCGTAACCAGCGTGCTGTCGGCGAAACGAACCTCAATCCTGCCGGTGAGGGCTGCAATGGACGGGTCCGCCCCGTCGATCTTGCCATCAGAGCGGATGGTCTCGATGCGGTCGAGGTTGTTGGCATAGGTGATTTCCGCCGAGACCACGTTCCCGAGGGCGCTGCCATTTCGGCTGATCGCGCCGTTGAAATGCCCGAACCGCTTCAGGCTTAGGTCCGCGGGCGTGCCCGCAGCGGTCGTGGCGGCGATGGTCTCGCCCTGCGCCACCAGCCGCGCGGTGGCGGTCAGGAGGCCCGAGCGCTGCACCTGCCAGGAAAGCTGATCCAGCACGCAGCCGGAATACATCGCATAGCGCGGCACTTCCGGCATGCCGGTCTCGATCGACATCGAGGGCAGGGTCCAGCCGCCCGAGCGGAATTCGTGGGTATAGGGGCCGGCGCCGGTAGTGATCGGATCGCCGAAGGCTGCTTTCAACCAGAAGCCGAAGGCCTCGGCGTCGATCGGCACCACCACATCGCCATCGGCCGTCACCGCATCCTTGATCGGCGACAGCGGGTCACGGCCGTAGCCCAGAAGCTCGTTGTTCAGGAGCGGCTGTTCCGACCCGAGCGAGGTGCTGGCGAAGGGCATCTTCGCGAAGCCGGTGACCGGCGGGGTGCCGTAGGTGGTCTCGAACGCAAGCGCCATCTGCGCCCGCGCGCCTTGCGCACGTGCCATGGGGTCTCCTTGGGAAGCGGGGGTCAGGCCAGAGGGCCGGTGGTGGTGTAGTGCAGGACGACGGTGATCACCGCCGCCTTCAGCGCTGATGCGCCCTCGACTGGCATGTCGACCGAGGCCGGGGCCTCGGGTTCGACCCAGTCGCAGGTGCCGCCAAGCGTGCGGTCGGCCTCCAGCGCCGCACCGATGGCGGCGACCAGGTCGTCGAAGGCAGAAGCCCGGCCGGCGCCCGCTTGGACGACGACCTCCAGCTCGGCCCGGTGCTGGAAGTGGTAGCGCAGCGGCGACAGCGTGACCTCCGGCTCGCCCGGCTGACCGTCGCGCAGGATGATCAGCCCGGCCGCCGGGATCCGCTCGGGCAGCACCCCGTCACGCAGGGTGAGGGCGGCAAGCGGTTGCAGCCGCGCCTGCAGCGCGGAGAGGATCGTTTCGCGGGTGGTTGGCATCGGACGCAGGACTCACCATGCTAGGCAAAGGTAATGGAACGGGTTTCGGCAAACCGGCACCCGTGAAAGGAGTGATCAATGACCGACACACTGGAGCCGTCGCGCAAGATCACCGATCTCACTCGGGCGGAGCTGCATTCCCTTGTCTGGCAGAAGGCGATGATCCATGTCGCCGCGGATTTCGGGATCACCGGAACCGGTCTTGCCAAGATCTGCGACCGGCACAAGATTCCGTGTCCGCCAAGGGGACACTGGGCCAAACTCGCGGTGGGCCGGGCAATGAAACCGATGCCTTTGCCCCCAGCCCCAAAGGGAGCAAGCGACAGGATTGCCATCCAGGCCTCCGAACCGCGGGCGCGCTATCCCAAGCCCGAACCTGTTGCCGAGGCCGTCAAGGCAGTGGCGACGGTTCCAGAGGTCACGGATGACCCCAAGGAGCTACATCCCGTCATCCGTTCATGGATCGCCGAACACCGGCGGCTGCAGCGCGAGCGTACAGCGGAGAACAACCGCCATCGGGGACGGGACCAAATGTTCTGGCAGCGGCCCGAGATCGTGGATCTGACCGAGCGCGATCTCTACCGGTTCCGAGTCACGTCTGCCCTATTCAAGGGACTGGAAAAGGCGGGCGCCAAGATCGAGGAAGCGCCGGTCACCGGCCGGATCAAGATCCGGATCGGCAAGCAGGTTCTGGCCTTTTCCGTTGTCGAGAAGCTGTCCAGGGGTATTGCCCGGAAGGATACGCCCCCGTGGACGGCATTTCCCGAGCACCACCAGTCTGGGCTGACGTCGTCAGGCTTCCTGCGGATTTCCGTCACGACCCATCTCGACCCGAAGCCGCCTGAATGGATCGAGACCGCGAACTCCCGCATGGACAGCATGCTTCCGGAAATCGTCGCGGCCCTCCTGTCATCCGGCCCCGTCCTCGACCGGATGGATCAGGAGCGCCTCGACCGCGAACGGCGATATGCGGAGGAGCAGGCGCGTGCCCGGGAGGAGGCCCGCCTGCGCGAAATCGACAAGCGCTGCTTCAAGGCACTCAGTGACCTCTCCGACAGTTGGCGAGAGGCGCAGAACCTCCGTCGGTTCATCGACGAACTCGAGCGGCGGGCCACGGAACAAGGCCAGGCCGAAATCGAGGGAAAGTCGCTCGAGGAATGGATCGGCTGGGCTCGCAAGAAGGCAGAAGCCTTGGATCCCTTCGATTACGATCTGATGGCGGTCTTCAGGACCATCGCATCCTGATCGTGCGGGGGGGCCGCTTTGGACCGCGAGGTCGGCGTCAGTCGTCCTGCCTGCCGAAGAACTCGCTCAGATCGATGGCTTCCGGTATGCGCCGAGCAATGAACAGGCCGGTGATCCTTGCCGATGGAAAACGGTGCTTCAGGATGTTGGACATGGCCCGGAACCGGCAACCGGTCACGAGCAGGTCATCCATGATCGCGATCCAGGCCGGATCGGGGCCGGAGAGCCCTTTATCGATGGCATAGACCTTCTCCCACTCCTCCGGCGGAGGGCGGGACGCGCTTTCATGGGCCGCAGACATCGGCTCGGTCTGGACCACCATTTCGCGGAGGTCGACCGTGCCGCCAGACGGAGCCTTCAGCCCCCGCAGCATGTCCATCATGCGGTCGTCGTAGCCGGGATCGGTTCGCAGTTTCGATGGCGGGACGGGGACCAGCGTGAGTTCGGAGAACCGGGCCCCGATGGCCGTCGAAAAGAGCTTCGAGACGGTCTGGATGGCACGCTGCTTGTGCGGCCACCGGTTGGTCCCCCGGAAATTCGCCGGGATCTTGAAGTTGAGGATCAACTGGTTCGTGGCGCTGTGCGCCCATCCCTTTCGAGCCGAGTACTCGCCGAAGAACAGGCATTCGTCCTCCGGTCGGAGGTGATTGTGATCGCCGCGCGTGAGCTCGTCGATCCTAGTGAGTCGGGACGGGAACGAGGTGCCGCCTGATGTCGTCATAGTCGGTAACGCGGATGGCGCCGCGCTCCTCGAAAGTGTGCGGCCATTTGAGGTCCGGCTTCCGGAAGTTGCTGTCCAGAATGAATACTTTCCGACCCTGCTTGAGCGCATGGCGCGCCTGGATCAGAGTGCCGGAGGTCTCGCCGGCCTCGACGATGATCGTGGCCTGCGTCAACGCCGACATGGTGATGTTGCGCTCCGGGAAGAAGAAGTTGTTCGCCACCGGGTTCTTCTGGTTGAGGTAGCGCTTCACGGGCACCTGACTGATCAGCAGGTGGTTCGTCGCGATTTCGGCCTGAAGCTTGCGGTTCGCGGCCGGATAGGCTTTAGACAGCGGTGTTCCCAGGACCGCAATGGTGCGGCCGCCATGCTCGATCGCGGCGGTGTGCGCGGCGGTATCGATCCCGGTCGCGAGGCCCGAAACGATGGTGAAATCATCGCCGATCAGCGAACGCACCAATCTGCGCGTCCGTGCCACTCCCTCTTCCGACGGGTTGCGGGTCCCCACTACCGCCACCGACCGTGGCGAATTTACGAGGTCCCACCATCCCTGATAATAGAGGAGTTCGATCGGATGTTCGGCGACGCGCAGGCTCTCGGGATAATCGCCCGCCCCGTGAATGCGGACGCCATAGTGGCCAACGCCTGCGTCACGGAGCAGACGGTGAACGGTGTTGGCATAGGCGGTAGCCCGTGCCCGTTCGACGAAATCGGACGGCAGCGCCCCCTCCTGACGCGCGAAAAGGTCGGCGATGGTCTTGAAGCTGGCTTTCTGCTCGTCCCAGAGCGCCTCGTAGGCGCCGAGTTCGAGGAATGGCGAGACTGCGCGTTCCGCGAAATCCTGTGCCAGCAATTCAAACTGCATGTCCCGACCTCCTTTCCTCAAACCGCCGAATGAGAACAAATATAGAACTTCTCGCGTCAAGGCAAGCTGAACCGTTACAATCGGCCACCCTGAACACGTGGCCTCACCTTTCACGGAAGCCCGCCAGTTCGCAAGAAGAACCTCTCAAGGCAGCACACCTCATCATGGGCACTGGCTAGAACCTGCCCTTCAGCGCCATCGGGAGGCGATCATGCGCGGCACCGCGCCCGCGACGTCTTCCGCATCCCGCGCCAGATCCAGCCGCTTGCGCAACCTGACCTGGGGCACCAACAGGAAGATCGGTACCGTCGCCACGCCACGCCCGGTCTTCGACTTCGACGCCACCGCCCGGCCTTTGGAATTCAGCCGTCCTTCGGCCACCAGCAGGCTTGGTCCCCGTCGGCGGTAAATGAACCGCAGGCGCAACCCCGTGCGGCGCTCCCATTCGCCTGGGGTGATGCGTCCGCCCTTGTTGCTCTTTCCGGCGGCAGGTGTTGGGATTGCCAGCCAGAAGCCATCCCTGGACCGGATCAGCGGGCCCGCGTCATGGGCGCCGATGATCACCGGGGCGTTCGACCAGACTAACGCCGCCGCGTTCAGGCTGTCGCTTGCCTTCGGATAAGTCGCCAGCCGGATGGAGTTGCCGAGCCGGGTTCCCAGCCCCGCACTGGTGATCTGGCCGCGCCAGGCGGATTTCAGGGAGGTGCCCGCTTCGCGCATGGCGGCCGAGACGGCCCTTTCCCCGGCGGCGACCTCGGCCCGCATAAGGGCGACGAGGTCGGGGTTGATCTCCAGCTTCAGCTTCATGCGGGCCTCAGGTCCAGCGTCCAGATCAGCCGTTCGCGGTCCCGCACTGGCTCGCCCTGGAGGATGAAGCTGTCGGCGCCGATCACCAGCAGATCGCCGGACCGCGGTTCGGGCAGGTCCGAAACGCGCACATCCACCATCATCGTATCGCTGACAAACCGCCCAGCGCCGAACTCGGTAATCCGATCCGTCGCACGGCGCATCACCCGGACGGTGCGTTCCTCGGAGGTGGCGGCGGAAATCCAGACCGCCGCCACCGCCATCGAGGGATTGCCGAAGATGCGGCCCAGCGCCGCTTCGAAGACCGACATTGGCCTGGCCGTCAGTTGGACGTGTGCAGGCGGATCGCGAGGCGCGGCCGCTTGTTGACCGGCAGGATCGAGGCCTCGGTCATGAGATCGATCCAGCGGCCCTTTTCGTCGAGATGCTGGCGGGCATAGAGCGGCAGGCCGACGGTGTTGGCGGCTTCCAGGAGGTTCGCGGGTCCGCCATAGGTGGTGAAAGTGTCGAAGGTGCCGATGGGGAAGGCCACCCCTTCGCCCGCGGGCAGGAACCGCTCAGCCGTGCCGGTCGAGAGCGTGGCGCTGCCAGTGTATTCCTCGAAGAGGATGCCCGCGAAGGGAAAGGCGCGGCGGACATCTTCGCGCAGCGGCTGGCCGCCGGTGGCAGAATAGAACTTGTAGGCATCTTCCGTCTTCGGGTGGCTGATCAGCTTGTCGAAGAACTCGGGGCTGACCAAGGCATGCGCCCGGACCATGGACTCCCCCAGAAGGTTGTCCTCAATGGCGCGCAGCACCTCGCGGACCTTGCCCTGCACATTGGTTCCCGCCGTCCCCAGAACGAAGTCCACCGAGATCTGGGTGAGACCAAATTCGCTGAAGTAGTTGTAGAGCGTGGTGCCTGCGCCATCCTTCACGATGCCGCGCAGCGCGTTCATCTCCATGTATTCGCGGGTCTGGGCATGTTTGCGGCGCATCAGCTGCAACTTGCGGTTCATTACCTCGACCAGGGGATCGGCAGCATCGGACACGCCCAGCGCGGGTTGCCCCTGGATGTCACCGGGCAGGATGACATCGTCATGCGGGATCCAGGGCAGGGCGAAGGACCGCATCGAGCGCCCCTCGCGGGTGCCGACCGTCGCCGGGGCGCCGAGCGGCACCGAGGGCAGGAGGCTCAGCACGCCCTGGAACTGCTCGATGACAATGCTGCGCTGGGTGACGCCCTCGAAGCGGAAGAGGCCGATCTGGCCGAGGCGGGTGTAGAGATTGGGCAGGATGTTGATGGCCTGCGTCATCTCGGCCAGCGAATAGCCGCCAGCGTCGAAGGGATTGCGGATGATGGCGTTCATGGGAGTCTCCGGGTGGTTGGGGGAAAGGGCGCGGCGAGGCTGCTGGACCGCGCTCCGTTGCGGGTCTGATCTGAGCGCGCCGACGTCAGACGCAGTCGCGGGCGATGATGCCGACGGCAGCGAGCTGGCCGAGTTTGGTGGTGATCTTGGCGCCGTCATCGACGGTGGCGTCGTAAGCCAGCGCCGCCCGCGAGACGATCGAGGGGCCACGGGCGACGACGATGCCCACGGCATCGGCGAGGGTCGCATCGACGGCATGGAGCAGGACGGCGGTGGCGGTCTGGGCGCCGTCGGTGCCACCGCTGGTCGCCAGCTTGTACTTGGCCGACGCGGTGATCTTCCCGAGGACCGCGCCGACCGGGTAGGGCATGCCCATCAAGAGGGTCACGGTCTCGCGGGTATAGTTCGGGTTGACCTCGTATTTGAGCACATCGCCCGGGCTGGGCGGTTGGGTCAGGACGGGCATGGGTCAGTCTCCGGGATGGGTTGGGGAAAAGGTGATCAGCGCTTTGCCTCGTCCGCGACCTTCCGGGCGGCGGCGATGAGCGGGCTGTCTTTCGCGGCAGCGGCGGCCGGGGCCGTGGCGATGATGCCCGCCGCATCGCTGCGGGCGGCGAGATCGGCCAGGACCCGGGCGCGCAGAGCTTCGGGTTTCAGACCCTTGGTGACGGCATCGGCGGCGTCGATGGTCACGCCGAGCCGGGCGGCTTGCGCACAGACCTGCGCCACCTCGGCGGCCTCGGCGCGGATGGCATCGGCATTGGCGGCGGCCGCTGCCGGTGTCGGGGTCGGTGCCACTGGCGGAACGGGTGCCGCCGATGCCGCAACCGGCGCGGGCGTGGGATCAGCACTGGCGGGCGCCGCGGGCTGATCGGGCGCAGGCTGTTCGGTCGGGGCCGGTGTGGTCGCCAGGGGCGTGGCTGCGGACGGCGCCAGACCGTCGGTGGGGAGAATGGTCATCTTCTGGCTCTTTCTGCTGGGGGAGGGATTGGTGCCGCGCGGGGCGGCGGCGAAGGCGCGGAAGGCCGTGACGGGATCAGCAACTTCATCGGCCAAACCGGCGGCGATGGCGTCGGCCCCGCGGAGCACGGCGGCTTCGGTGGCCAGTGCCGCGGCTTGCGTCAGCCGATCGCCACGACCGGCAGCAACGGTTTCGGCGAAGAGGAAACGGACCACCTCCAGCTCGCGCTGCATCTGGTCGCCCACCGCTTGTGGAAGCGGCTGATACGGATTGGCGTCGATCTTGTGCGCCCCGGCATGGATCAGGGTGACGGCGATGCCCTTCTGGTCGAGCGCGCCGCTCATGTCGGTGTGCAGCGCCACCACTCCGATGCTGCCGACAGCGCCGGTGCGGGGCAGAATGATCCGGTCGGCCTGGGATGCCAGGACATAGCCCGCCGACAGAGCGTGTTCGGCGACGAATGCGCGCACCGGTTTCTGCGCCCGGGCGGCGCGGATGCGGTCGGCCAGATCGAAGGCCCCGGCGACCTCGCCACCAAAGCTGTCGATGTCCAGTGCGATGCCGCGCACGCCAGGATCGGCCAGCGCCGCGTCGATCTGTGCGGCAATGCCTTCATAGGAGGTCACGCCGGAGGACTGTCCGATCCAGGCCCCACGATGCACCAGCGTTCCGGCGATTTCGATCACCGCGATGCCGTCGACCAGCGCGAAGGGCTGGTTGCCATTGCGCTGATGGCGTTGCGCGAGATCATTGCCGAACAGCGAGGCACGGGCGGGCTGCGGGGCCAGCGCGACATCCCCGAAGGGCAAGTCGATGCCCGCGAAGATGATCTCTTGGCCGGTGATGCGCGGCCCCAGTCCGGAGAGAAAGGCCAGTGCCTTGGCTGGATCGACCATCAAAGGCGTGTTGAAGGTGCGCTGCGCGATCTGGACATGATGCATCACGGGTTTTCCTTGGGGGCGGTTTCCGGGCCATCGCCCGCGCCATCTTGGTCGGTGCCATCGCGGCGGTCTTCGCCCCCATCATAATTGCCGGTGACAGCGCCCGGCCCCTGCGCTGGCGAGCCGGGGCGGCGGAAGTCGAGGCCCAGCGCTCGTTCGCGTTTGCGCTCGGCGGAGATTTCCCGGTCGACCTGTTCCGCGTCGTAGCCGCGCTCGGAGATGGCTTGCGTGCGGGATTTCAGGCCCGCCTCGATCTGCAGGATCTCGGCCGAGGCGTCCTTCATCGGGTCGACCCAGTCCCATTTGGTCGGCAACCAGGCGCAGGCCTGATATTGCCGCCGCTGGTTGTCGTAGCCGGGCAGGTCCAAGGCACCCGACAACACAGCCGTGTCCATCCAGCGCACCCAGACGGCGCGGCAAAGCTGATAGACGAGCACGCCATGCTGCCAGGCCGAGATGCGACGGCGGAATTCGATCAGAGAAATCCGCGTGTTCGAGAAGTTGCCCTTCGCCGTGTCGCCGGTCAGATAGCCATAGGGCAGGCCCAGCGCGGCGGCGATTTGCAGCAGGGTGCGGTACTGGAACGGCTCATAGGTGCCGCCAGAGTCCGGCGTTGCTGGGGTTGAAACATCTTCGCCGGGATCGAGCCGCACCACTTGGCCGGGTTCGACCTCCAGATCCTCCTCGGCCGGTTCCAGCGGGGTTTCCGGGGCCGGGGAGGTGATGAACATCGCGAACATCGCCGCAATCTTCTTCCGCTCCAGCTCGGCGTCGTCGTAGAGGTCAAGGGTGAAGAGCTTCACGATGGCCGGGGCGAAGCGCGACACGCCCCTGAGTTGGCCCGCCTCGATGGGGTCCAGCACATGGATCACCTCCGAGGCCGGAACCCGGACGGTCTCGCCCGAAAACCCGGGGTCGGTCATGTCGCCGGGGTGACGGCGCAGGAAGTGATAGGCGGTGCGGCGGCCAATGCCGTCGAATTCGATGCCCTGCCGGATCAACCCGGCACCGGAAAGGATGCGGTTCATGTCGAGCGGCAGCATTTCGGCGGGAAGCATCTGCAGTTGCAGCGGGACTGTCAGACCGTCTTCGGCCCGGCGCGGTCGGATGCGAATGAACACCTCGCCCGACAGGAACACCTCGCGGGCCGCCCGGCGCTGCAGGCCATAAAAGTCGGTCAAGCCTTCGGCGTCGGCATCATCGGTCCAGGCCAGCCACAGCGCCTGCAGCTTCTCCTTCAGCGCGGCGTCGGCAATCGACGACGAGGGCTTGATGCCATCGCCGACGACATTGCTGGCGAAGCTTTCCACAGCATTGGCTGCATAGCCATTGTTGCGGACCAGCCAGCGCGCCCGGGCGGTGATCGTGTCGCCCGAGGCGGCGATCAGCGTGTTCACATGGGCGCGGGATGCCCGGAACCCGCGCAGGCGGCGATGGGATTGGGCCGCGTCAAACCCACCGATGATGCTGCCGAGCCGTTGACGGAACGCTTCAAACGCCATGGATCACAGGCCTTTCGAGGCGACGGTGCCCCAGCGCCGACGACGCGGCGTACCGGTCGTTGCGGTGGCGATCCGGGTTTCCAGATCGGCGATGGCATTGGCCAGCTCAGTATCCGAGCCATAGGTGATGGTCTTGCCGTCATAGCTGACCGAGCGGACGCCCGCGTAGCGCGCTTCCTGAAGTGCTGCCAACAGCGCACGCATCCGTTCCAGATCCATGTCAGTCCCTCATGAAGTTCGGGGTGTAGGCCCGGCGTTTGCGCCGCCGCGTGGTCGGTGTTCCCGCCTTGGGCGGGGTGGGCGTGGTCGGTTCTGCGGCCCCAACTTCGACAGCGGCCGGGGCGACTGGCGGTCTGGTTTCGACCCCGGCCTGCGCCTCGAGCCGCCGCCAGGTTGCCTCGTCCCAGCGATCAGCGCCCATGATCCACGCCGCCGCCCGGGCATAGACCCGGGTGTCCAGCGCCTCGTTGCGTTCGCGCATCTTCTGCCATTCGGGGTGGGCATAGCCGCGCTTGTTGCGCACCGTGACAAGTTGTTCGGCCACCAGTTGTTTGAGCCATTCGGTGTCGATCCACGCGGGCAGATGCACCGTGCCGGGCGCGTCCAGCACGCCGACGGCACGATCTTCATCCGAGGGGCGTTCCAGTCGCAGGAAGCGGTAGGTTTCGGTCTTGAAGGTGGCGGTGGCCACCGACCAGAGCCGGGCGCCGCGCCGCAGACGTTTGCCGCCGATGGTGGCGTCGACAAAGGTCGGGCCCGACACCGGCGTGGCGCGGTTGAACCCTTCGAGGCCCTTGATTGGCGCGACCTGATCGAAGCCCTGCTTGCGCGCCCAGGCGTAAACCGCCGGGGCTTCATAGCCGGTATCTATGGCCAGCTTGCCGATCACCATCACCGCGCCATTGGCGCAAGCCCAGGTCCGACCCAGAAGGGCGGTCAGCTTGTCCCAGCAGGTCGGGTCGTCCGGGCCACCGGAGATCACGATGTGATCCACCAGCCAGGACTCCAGGCCGCGGCCCCAGGCCCAGACGTCGAGCTCGATCCGGTCCTTCTGCACATCGACACCAGCCGTCAGGAACAACCCGCCCATCGGGATTTGCACCCCGCCATAGGCCTCGCGGCGTTCGGCCAGCCGCTGCCATTCTGGCGCATCGCCCGACTCGACCCATGTCTCACCCAACAAGGTGTTGCGCGCGGCGCGCAGCATTTCCTCCGAGCCCTGGGCCGCCAGCCATTCCCGCGCGATCTGCGCCCAGCTCTTCCAGCCCAGCGGCGAATAGAGCGCCGAGAGGTGGAAGCCGATGGCATGCGGATCAGCCGACACCGCCGTCGCGCGCCACTCCCCGCGCTCCAGCATTCCGGTCTTGTGGTGCTCGGCGATGGGCTTCTCGCAGCCCGCGCAATGATAGGCCGCCGTCTCGGGCTGGCCCTTGGCCCAGCGCAGGCGGTCGAACTGCAGCCATTGCATCGCGCCGCAATGCGGGCAGGGCACGAAGTACCGGCGCTGATCAGAGGCCTCGAACTCGCGCTCGATCCGGCTGATGCCCCGGATCGTCGGCGTCGAGACCATGAACACCTTGCGCCGGTGCGAGAAGGTGGTGGTGCGCGCCTCCGCCAGAGTGACCGGATCGCCTTCCTCGTCGGCCGAAGCCGGATAGGCGTCGACCTCGTCGAGGAAGATGTAGCGCGCGGGCATCGAGCGCAGGCCGGTCGGGGAGTTGGCCCCGGTCAAGACCAGGATGCCGCCCGGAAATTCCTTCGACAGCATCGAATTGCCTGCATCGCGCGACCGGGCCGGGTTGACCCGTTCGCGCAGCACCGGGCTTTCGGCGATCAGCGGGTCCAACCGCCCGCGCGACGTCCGTTTCGCCATCTCGACCGTCGGCAGCACGGCCAGCATCGGCCCCGGCGCATGGTGGATCACAAAGCCGATCCAGTTGTTCCCGGCCTCGGTCGCGCCGACCTGCGCCGCCTTCATGAAGCTGATGCGCTGCGCCGGGTGGCGGGGCGACAGCACATCCATGATCTCGCGCAGATAGGGCGCGCGGGCGGTGCGATATCGCCCCGGCTCGGCTGCGGCGCGTGAACTGAGCCAGCGATGCGCATCCGCCCATTCCGACACCGTCAGGTCCGGATCGGGGCGCATGCCGTTGCGCCAGACCCGCAACAGATACTCAGCCCCGTCGAATTCGAGGTCGAGGCCTTCGGTCAGATCGTTATGGTTCTCGTCTTCAGCCGAGGGAAACCCGGAGATCGGCGAGGGCGTCGAGTTGCGCTCTGACATGGGTTTCCAGCACCCTCTGCAGGATCGCGGCCTCGATGATCACCGGTCGCTCCGGTCGCACCGGCTGTCCGGATTGCTTTTCCACCTCCGCGGCCACCTCGGCCGCCATCAATGCCGCCACCCGGGCGGGCCAGGTCACCCAGACATCGCGTTCCTGCCGCGCGAGGCGGAACACCAGCGCCTCTGCCCGCGCCCGGTCGATCAGCGCACCCTTCTTTTTCTGGATCGCCAGCTGGCGTTCCTGCGCCTGGTAGACGGTCAGCGCGGTGCGGGCTTTCAGATAGGACGAGCTGTCGGCCGGGCCGGAAAACCCGCTATCGCCGCCGGTAGACCGCCGCTGCTGGTCGGGGTCCGTCATCTCCGCCCGTCGCGTATCCGAGGCCGCCGCATTGATCGAGCCGTCGCCATGGACCACCAGCCGACCGGTCTTGCGGGCCTTCTGGATCGCCCCGCGCGACAGGCCGGAATGGGCGGAATACTCCCGCTCGCTCATCCCCTCCATGGTCCTGTCCGCCTCGATTAAAGCAATGATATTGCTTGGTATTCAGTTGATTACACTTCGGGGTAGAGCGACTCTGGGTGCAGGACGACGATGCAACTCACCCCGGAGACACCGCCATGACCACCCGCCGCGCCGCCGCCACCAACGACAAAGCCCTGAACGCCTTCCTCTCCGCCAAGGCGGAGATCGACGCCACGCTGGCGCGGCTTCAATCGCTGAGTGCCGAGCATTTCGAGTTTGACCCGGACGCAATCAACTGGGGCGCTGTCGGGTCGATCCAAAGCGTTGCTGCCGATCTGCGCAAGATCAGCGACTTCCTCTTTGGCGAGGGCGAATACGCCGCCTGACAAGAGTGCGGCCCCGGACCAGCCCCGCGATGGCGGGGCTTGGCCTCGTAGAAGGCGGCGCATCCCGCGCGGCCAGATGAACGGAACACCCGATGTACTATCAGACCCTGCTCAAGGAACTGGCGCCCGACCTGAACCCCGCCGGGGTCGAAGCCTCGATGCGCCTGCACTACGGCACCCTCAACCATCTGCCGCGCGAGACCTTCGTCGAGGAGGCGCGGCTTGCCGCCGATCTGGAACGCCAGTCGCCGGGCATCCTGCGCCGCATCGCCGACAGCATGGGCATGGGCGGCGAATTCGCCAAGTGGGAGGCCTGAGCCATGACCAAGCTCACCGAAACCCAGAGCCTGATCCTGACCGCCGGAGCCCAGCGCCCGGGCAACCTCGCCCTGCCGTTGCCCAAGGGGCTGGTCGGTGCGGCGGCGAAAATGGCCGTGGGCAAGATGATCGACCGCGGCTGGCTGCAGGAGGTCGAGGCCTCCTCAAGGCGCGGCGAACCGCTCTGGCGCGAGACCAGCGACGGCCATGGCACGACGCTGGTGGTCACCGACGCAGGCCTGCTGGCCGTCGGGATCGAACCGGTGGTGGTCCAGACCATGGTCGCCATTCGGGAGCGCGCCAAGGCGGAGTCCAAGCCCGAGCTGAAAGCACCGACGCCGCGCGCCGGAACCAAGCAGGCGCAGCTGATCACGATGCTTGAGAAGCCCGAAGGGGCTACGATGGACGAGATTACAACCGCCTTGTCGTGGCTGCCCCACACCGCGAGGGGTGCGATGTCCGGCGCCTTGGGCAAGAAGCTGGGGCTGGTCGTGACCTCGGCCAAGGAAGAAAACCGGGGCCGGGTGTACCGCATCGGCATGACCGCCTGACGACACCAATCTCTTACGCCGCCAGCCGTTTGGCCTTCAGATCGGCGAAGCTCTCGCCGGTCTCGGCCAATGTGGCCGTGGCGCCGGTGAAGGCCTGCCAGCGCTCGATGGCGACATTGACATAGGCGGGGTTCAGTTCCACCCCGAAACAGACCCGCCCTGTGGTCTCGGCCGCGATCAGCGTGGTGCCCGATCCCATGAAGGGCTCGAACACCGCCTGACCGGGGCTGGAATTGTTCAGGATCGGCCGCCGCATGCATTCGACCGGCTTCTGCGTGCCGTGCACCGTCGCCGCGTCCTGATCCTTGTTGGCGATCTGCCAGAGGGTCGTCTGCTTCCTGTCGCCCGCCCAGTGCCCCTTGCCGGTCTTGCGGACGGCATACCAGCAGGGTTCGTGCTGCCAGTGGTAATCACCGCGGCTGAGGACGAGGCGGTCCTTGGCCCAGATGATCTGCGACCGCACGGCGAAACCCGCCGCCACTAGGCTTTCCGCCACAGTCGAAGAGTGCAGCGCACCGTGCCAGACATAGGCGACATCGCCGGGGAACAGGGCCCACGCCTCGCGCCAATCGGCGCGGTCATCGTTCAGCACCTTGCCGGTGCGTTTGGTCTTGGCAGCACCCGCCTGATTGCGCCAGGACGGGTCATATTCCACGCCATAGGGCGGGTCGGTGACCATCAGCAGGGGGCGAACGTCGCCGAGCAGGCGCCCGACCACATCGGCGGAGGTGCTGTCGCCGCAGATCAGCCGGTGCGGGCCCAACTGCCAGAGATCGCCCGTAACCGACACCGGCGTGACCGGCGGTTCGGGCACCTCGTCCTCACCCTCGACCGCACCATCGCCGCCCAGCGCCTCGGGGTCGCGCAGCAGCGCATCCAGATCCTCGTCGGAAATGCCCAGCAGCGACAGGTCGAAATCCTCGGCCAGCAAGCCCGCGATTTCCTCGCGCAGCATGGCCTCGTCCCAGTCGCCCAGCTCGGTCAGCTTGTTGTCGGCGATGCGGTAGGCCCGGCGCTCGGCCTCATCCAGATGACCCAGCCGGATCACCGGCACGTCCTTCAGCCCCAACATGGTGGCGGCCAGCACGCGACCATGCCCGGCGATCAGCTCGCCGTCGTCGGCGACCATGCAGGGCACGGTCCAGCCAAACTTCGCCATGCTGGCGGCGATCTTCGCCACCTGGTCGGTGCCGTGGATCTTGGCGTTGCGGGCATAGGGGCGCAGCCGGTCGATCGGCCAGGTCTCGATCTGGCTGGGGGTGAACACCAGGTCCATGGGATGGGTCTCGTCTGGGGCAGGGCGGACATGGCCGTGAACGACGCCGGAGAGGGCTGCGTCAGGATCGGGATCCGCGATGGGGGAAATGAGAAGCGCCCGCGAGGGGGTTCCTCCGGGCGCAATTCTTCGATGATTGAGGGGTAGGTCAAGAGGGGCAGCTTTGTCAAACGGAAAAATGACGTGGATTCAATGGGATTCAGTAAATGAACCTTGGCCGCTGTTATCGACTGCCTGCCCGGCGCTAACGCCCGATTGGGCAAAGGTTGAAAAGTCGTAGTCCTTCACATGATCCCGAAACGCAAGTTGCGCGCTGGACGGGTTCTCACGGCTGGGGAAGATCATGGTCATCTCATAGGGTGCCGGGGTCCAGCCGGGCAGGAGCGAAATCAAGGCGCCGGAGGTCAGGGCTGGCTGGCAAATGTAGGCAGGCAAGAGGGCGACCCCGGCGCCGAGGATGGCCGATTGCAGCAGTAACCCCATGGAATCCGAACGCAGGGCGGCCAGAGGCTGGAGGCTCGCCCGCTTGTCTGCCGTCAGGATCCATTCAGGTTGGGTGTCGTGGATGAGACAGCGATGCTCGTCCAGGTCTGCCGGGGTCGTCAGTGCGAGGGCAGTCGCCAGATAGGCTGGGGCAGCCACCAGCAGGCGGCGGATCGCTGAAATCCGCCGCAGGATCATGTCCTGGCTCTGGGGCGGGCCGACGCGGAAGGCAAAGTCGATCCGCTCCTTCACAAGGTCGAGGGGGCGGTTGGTCGCGATCAGATCGATGGTGATCGCGGGATGTGTCCGTGCGAAAGCCCGTAGAAAACCGGGCATGAAATGGCTGGCGGTGATCTCGGGACAGGTGATGCGCAAGCGGCCTTCCGGCCGCGTCTTCAGGTGGCCCATGGCGGCGGTTGCGGCCTTGGCTTCCTCGCGGATACGGCGGCAGTAGTCGAGATAGACCTGCCCCGCCGCGGTCAGCGTGACCTGGCGGGTCGAGCGGTTCAGAAGCCTTAGGCCGAGCCGCGCCTCCAGCTGGGCGATGCGCTGACTGACGGTGGATTTCGGCAGACCGAGGCGGAGGCCGCCCTGGGTGAAGCTGCCCGCCTCGGCCACTTCGGCCAGAAGGATCATGTGGTCGAGGCTTTCCATCGCGGCTCCCCATCACGGCGCCATTGTCCGGAATGTTGGACAATAACCCGTGCCGGTCCGGCGGCAAGTCAGAGCTTGACCAGTTGCTTGCCGAAGTTCTCGCCCTTCAACATGCGGATCAGGGCATGAGGCAGGGCCTCGATCCCATGGGCCACATCCTCGCGCGCCTGCAGTACACCCGCGCGATACCACTCCGTCAGCTGACGGCGGGCCTTAGCATAGTCGGCTTCGAAGTCGTCCAGCAGGAACCCTTCGATCCGGGCGCGGGTCACGAGGATGCGGCGCAGGAAGCGCGGCCCGATGTCGGGCTGGTCAAAGCGGTCGGCGAGCGCGACGGTTCCGACGACGGCAATCCGGCCAAAGGTGTTCAGGTTCAACAACGCCGCGTCATGGATCGGCCCGGCCGTGTTGTCCATGAAGACATCGACGCCCGAGGGGCAGGCGCGGGCAATCGCTGCGGTCAGGTCCGGCGCGGTCCGGTGGTTGATCCCGGTCCGGTAGCCGATCTCCTGGCACCAGGCGAGTTTCTCGTCGCTCCCGGCCACGGCCACGGCATCAAAACCCTTGATCTTGCAGATCTGCCCGGCGATCTGCCCCACCGCACCCGAAGCCGCCGAAATCAGCACCGTCTCGCCCGGCTTGGGGCGTCCGACCCGCAGCAGCGCGAAATAGGCGCTGAGGCCTGGCATGCCGAGGCAGCCGAGCGAGGTCTGCACCGGCGCCGCCACGGGATCGAGCCGCATGGCCGTCCGCGCCTTGACCGTTGTCAGCGGTTGCCAGCCGAAATCGTCCGCCATGACAATCTCGCCCGGGCGAAAATCGGGGGACTCCGAGGCGATCACCTCGCCCACGCCGCCGCCCACCATCATCTCGCCGATCTTCTGTCCCGCGGCGTAGTTCTTCGCCGCACTCAGCCGGGCCCGCATGTAGGGATCGACCGACAGCCAAAGCGTGCGGACCAAAAGCTCGCCGGGCTCGGGCACCGGGATCGCCCGCTCGACCAGTTCGAAGTCGTCGGGCTGTGGCATGCCAGCGGGGAAGCGCTTCAGCACCCAGGTGGGATTGGTGGACATGGACGTTCTCCGTGATCAAGCGTTCGCAGGAGCCTAGCCTGACCAATTTGCCCGGAACAGACACCCGCCCGGAACACACTGTTCGGCCTGCCGAACGGACGACTCGGCAGATCTCTTGGGAAGCCGGATTTCTGGCAAGTGGCTTCCTCGCCTGGCTTCCGAAATCTGGCCAGGGTGGATTCCGCAAAAGAATCCAGCATGGCCAGATCGTGATTCCATAAGAGCCTGATATTGCGTGATTAAAAATCACGATCGTCGCGCCCTGGATTCCAGGTGGATTCCCCGGTGAAAATGCCTGACGCTAGCAAACTGCCGCGCTGCGCCCCCCCGCATACATTCGGGGCTGGGGAGGAACCATGCCGTGGGGGGAGAACGGGGTAGGCGCAACAGCGAGCGCGAGGGTGCCCGCTGGTTGCCACGATCAGACTAGCAAGGTCTGGAACTGTCCTCCAGCGGCGATCTGCGGATTGGCATCTTCCCTTTTCGTCATTGATCGGGCCGTCGAACAGGCTGGGAGCGTCGATCCGGTCGGCGCGCAGGGCGGCGATGGGCTCATCGTTAGCGGCTGGGCGGTCGCTATCGCCGCTACGGGCTGGACTATGCCAGGCAGGAGGAAGCAGCGGAAGGCCCGGCGTGGCACCTGGGCGAGCGACATCATGATGCCTTGGGACTGGCGTCGTCGTTAGCGTGAGGAGGCTTTTGAACATTGGACCCGGCCCGGTATGTCAACGCAAATCGGGCTTTGCTGGTCAGGCCGTACCTCTCGACGTATTCAAAGAGAGCGTCTTCGAGCAGCGTGATGCGGTTCTTCATGGACTCGCCTTTGGAAGTTTCTCTCAACGAATTGCACGGTATCCTTAAATGATGGTTAACACCGGACGCTCCGATGGGCGCCCTTGCCAAGCCAGGAGGGACACCATGCGCACGACTGAATATCTGATGGCACGATACGCTGGCTCTGAGGACCGCATCGCGACTTGTCGCTTCGCACGGGGAGACGAGATACTATCGCTCCGATTCCGTTCGACACCATACTGGCACACACTGCTCGAGGGGCGGCACTTGGGCATCCACAGGCCGGACGACTCGATGTGCAACTGGAGCCCGCTACCTGACCCGCGACAAGCGCTATCTTCCGGCAGCCCAGTTCGCCCGTGTCTCTGGCTCAGAGTGCCCTGCATGGGATCGGGCGTCGCTCGAGCGAATTGCTCCCGAGAATCCTATTCGGCTGCCATGCTTCGCAAGGCGGACTGCCATCGACAGTCCCTTCTGACCCGCGCTTGATCAATGGACTTGCCTTGCCTTTCGCGACAAAGAACTGCGCCTCCTGGCGGTTGTCCGACGTGCTGGAAAACGGAAGGCGAGTAGGGACACGCCCGAGATCCGCGTGATCGGTGTCAACCGCATCGAGCTGACAGGCATCACTGTGGGCGGCCGCGCAGAAGCTGTCATGTCGTCCTCTCTGTCCCTCCCGACAGAAGGAGCCTGGAGTGAACTGCCCTCTGCTGCCCGCTAATCGATGTCTGCGAGCTTCGCCAACAATGCCGGCGGCGCCGTTGAGGGGCCGCCGAAGACGTCGAGTGAAACTGCCAAAAAATGAACACAGTTTTGCAACTTTGCTGCTCGCCTTCACGTGCAGTTCATGATCATGGATGCAATCGGAGATTGAGATGATCGTCGGGTACATGATTCTTGGTTCCATTGTAGGTATGATTGTCAGTGTTGCTTCTCTGATAGCTGGAGGGTCGCTCTGGTACGCGTTCGCGGTCTACAGTCTCGCAGGGGCGTCGACCATGATACTCGTGCCAACGGTGCTTTTCACAATTGGTGCTCTGGCATCCCACTTGAGACGCCAGGACCAAGCCGGCATCGACACGAGCAAGGCCAGCATGACCACTGCCGACACGTCGTCTGCCCATGACGGCAGCGAAGATGGAGAAGCCGGTCGCAGGCTTAGAATTCTCGCGGTGGACGACGACCCGTTCATTTTGGGCCTGATACCCGTGATCTCGGCGAAGGCGGGCTTCCCAGAAGTGACAGCCGTTGCCTCCGCGAGGCTCGCGATCGACAAGCTGGCGCAAGCGGAGAGAGCATTCGATTGCCTGTTGCTCGACGTCAACATGCCAGAAATGGATGGAACTGAGTTGTGCCGGCGGGTACGCGGCCTGGTGGCCTACAAGCAGACTCCGATCATCATGCTGACCGGAAGAAGAGATATGAGGAGCATGGACCTCGCCTTCCAGGCGGGCGCAACTGACTATGCGACAAAGCCGTTCGACGTCGTCGAGTTTGGCGAGCGCCTGCGTCTGGTGAAGGAATCTATCGAGGCTCGGGATGGCACCAGCGCGGCCGTCGACGGAAGCGCCACGCACTCGTCGAACCTTGGACGCAGCAGTGCACTCGAATTGGTCGACGAGGTTCAACTTGACGGCTTGCAGAACTTCATCTCGCGCACGGCGCTTGTCAATTACGTTACTAGGCTGCCCAACTTGACGGCAACCAGCTTTCGCATCATCGCGGCAAAGGTCGACTGCACGGACCTGGCGCACACGCGGACCTCCTTCCAGCCCTTCATGTCTGTCCTTCGAGGCGCGGCAGTCGCCGCCAGCAACGCCATCGGAAGTGACCAATGCATGATGGCCTATGCTGGAGAGGGGACAATCCTTATTGTCACCGACAACCAGGCGCTACCGGCTTCCACGGAACTTGAAGCCGAGTTGAATCGATCGCTGATAGGCATTCTAGCCAATCGCCACGAGCATGACTCGATGGTGGTCAATGTCTCGGTCGGAAGGCCCATTCAGCCCGACGGCACCAAGGCTCGGCGTGCAGAAGTTGCGTTCGGTCGAGCGATTGGCTCCGCACACAACAGAGCATTGGAAAAGCAAGGTCAGGCGCGACCGAAGCACATTCGGTTGATCGGGTAACAGTGGCTCATCGGAGGGGATCCGGCGCCTCTTGCACGGGGTGATGACTTGCACTCAATCGCTCAAACGGAGCGCAAGGCTAAAACCTCATGCAAACGCAAGTACCCTCAACCCGCCTCCCGAACGAACACTCTAGGTGTTCAGTGAGGTGCCCCTAGATTTGACTATGCTGTATCGCTCGACGGATCGCCTCTGTCGTGGTGGCGCTCCCGTGCAGAACCTGTCCCATAGCGCATCCCTCCATGCTGAGGAAAACAATGCACCATCAAATGCCGGGATCAAACAGTCTGCGACAGCGAGGGGCGCCCCCGCCGCCTGTTCCTCACGGCGGGCCAGGTCAGCGACTACACCGGGGCCGCCGCCCTCTTGGCGACGATGCCGCCCGCGAAGGT